TAGTTAAAATAAGAGTTGTTCATAGTTAATACCTCCTATACTTATCGTAACATACCTACCTACCTAGTCAATAGTCCCGGCAAATTATTTCTCAAAATGCGCGGAACCGTTTACCTGTTTCCAGCCCCTTGCCTGATTCCAGATGATGTATGGGTTATCCAGTCCCGCTGTATTGGCCATATCCGGTTCTTAAATCAGGTCCTCATACGAGAGCAATCCGTGAATCTCTTTTAGAGTTTCATACGGCGGCTTATTATCGTATCCAATGTGGCCGGCAAAATACCTCCGTATTTCTAAAAGCATTCTTTCGTATTCGATGGCTTCACGAACCGCCTCTATGTTTTCGTAGATTTCGTAGCCGGCGTTGCTGTCTCCGTCGTCGTGCGTGTAGTCATCAATGAAGAATCGCTCATCGCTCCAGGTATGGCCGTTCACGCTGACGTAGAAATACTTACGCGCAATTTTGTATATGCAGCCTGAAACGGGTTCTCCGTCCCAGCTTCTTTTGTTGTTGCCGGTCGGACGGAGGAAAACTTCCTGGCCGACTTTTATTTCGAATCGCTTATTCTTCATTCTGATCTCCTTCCGCAAACAGGATGTTTCTTGGCACCTGCGCAGCGCGGGCCACCTCATCTATAAAAGCATTGAGCCAGCCTTCCTGCTCAAACTCATAGAAGTCTTCATCGCAATGGAAGCACTGGTAAGCATAGTCCTTGATGTCACTCTTGAACAAGGGTGAGCCGCAGCGAAAACACACGCGATCGGTGCTTTCCCTGAACACCAGATAGTCCTCCATGTCATCTTCGTCATATCCGTGCTCTCTGAGAAGCTGCTTCGCTTCCTCGACACTGTCAAAGTATCTGATCTCCCCTTCATCATCCAGAATATACTCTAAGCCGTTCAGGGAAATGCCGTTGATCGGCCGGCCAACGATTACGCTCATTCAGCGTCCTCCTTTTCTGGTTCGTTCATCTTGCCTTTCATATCTTCAGCCCACTGGCTAATCTGTTTGGGCGACAGACCACGTTCGCCGGAGTAATAGCCGAAATCCAGTCTAACTTCACAACTGCGCGGCCGCTCCCTGCCGTTTTCACGATGGATGTCATACCGCTCAGGATCTACTAGCTCGACCGCGCCATTCCGAATCAAAAACGATACCACGGGGCGCGAGTGGTATTCAGTTTGCTCGCCGCTCATAAGAGTGACCTCAAGATTCAGGAACGGAAATGCTTCCGCAATTTTAGTCCAGTCCTCATAGACTTCTTCCACCTCAGGCCATTTGCCGATGTTTTCGGCATACCCGACGCTTCCGTCTGGATGCATCCATCCATGTGGGCCGCCGGCATAACAGGTGGCAATCCATTCATTGCAGACATATTCTGTTTGGATGAATCCCCACTTTGCAAGCCAGTTTTCGCGGGCTCTACACGTTTCTGCGAAGTGATCGATTGGCGCTCCATCGACGTCTGGGTAGCCAAGAACTTCTTTGACCCAGGCGCTATATTGGTGGTCATTGCCGCCCCATCCGTATGCGAAAAAGGTATCTGTGCGACGGATGATTTCAAGCGCCTGTTCTTCTGAAACAGAGTCGCCGGTGACGATCATTTGTGGCCATTTTGGCAAGCCACGGTTGAACAACATTTTCTGCTTCTGCATATCAATATTCTTCCTCCACGTTCAGCCTGATAATTTCTTCATCATACCAGTCCAGGTCCCGGCTCTCATAGAGCGCTCGGGCCTTTGCTTTTGCCTCAACAGGGCCCGTTGCCTCCACAAAAGCGTTGGCATATTGCGCGTTTACAACTTCAACACAGTATTTTTTCATACCAGTCTATCCTCTCTAAGATTCTTTGGACAATGAATCAGCTTTACGCTGCCATGCGTCCAGGCGGAGCCACTCATGCCATATACATTCTCGATAGCCCAGCCGTCTCCTCCATCTGGAAGCGCAGAGCGAATGAACTTGATAGGCAGTCTTACATCCTTGTCAAGCTCAACTTCAAGTACGCTGCCGCCGCCCCCCCAAGGGTTGTATAGGCCACACATCGTTTTCTTATCAATGACGATGTATCCGCAGTCCGGGTTCTTTCTGGTGTCATAGTGGATGCCATTACGATCCTGGAGCTTAATGAGCCGGTTGAGCTCAATCAAGTCGCTCAGCTTCATCTCGACAAGGAATGTTAGGATCATCATGTGCGATGTTACATTGGCTACTTCCTGTCTCATAGATTGCAGGAATCCTTCTGGGCTTGCTACGTCTCCTTCCCTGAGAGCCTTCCAGAGCTGGGTCTTCGTATAGCCCTGCTGTCTTGCAAGCCAGACGATGGAAGCCTTGTCGTCGAGACGCTGCTCGTAGCGGCCATAATAGCACGGGTACACGCTGTTCAGCGTGTAGTCATAATTGCCGTCGCCTGTATCGACCATGATATTCACATAGAACGACTGGTCAAGGTAGTGCTTCTCTGGCAGCTCGAAGTAGACAAAATCCATCATCAGATCGGAGAACAACTCGCGTTCTTCGTCCGTAAAGCCGTCGGGATACGGGCCATCATCAGCGGTCAGCTTTGCCTCGACATCCCGTTCGATCTCGCCCCTGAGCTGGCCCTGGTAATCGAAGTACCACTCCTCCAGCTTCTCCCAGAAGCTCATTGCGGGATCATCGCTCCGCAGGATCTCCACAGCAGTCTTGCTGTCCATCTCATCTCGGTAGTCAGCATAAATTTCATAGAAGAAACTTCCGCCCTCATCACGGTCGATCTGCCACATTTTTTCCAACTCCGCAGCAATTAGATCTCTCATTCTAGTAATCGCATCGTCGGTCACTTCTCGCGCACCTCCATCTTTTCGATGACGCGCCAACCAGTGCAAGGAGCATCTGCCCAAATCTGCGCGCCGGCAGGCCAGTCCAAACTTTCGCGGATTCTCTCCAGTAAATAAACGTACCGTTTTCTTGCCATATTAGTTCTCCTTGTAGAAATCCACGATGGATGACATCTTATGAAAGCATCTAACAGTCCCGCCCCAGGCGTTCTGATGCGTACACCAGATGCCATCTTCGCTCACAATAGGATCAGATACGATAAACTTTGCTAGAACACGCTGACCATTGGCCGCGCGGTAATAGGCTTCCAGGATGTATCTCATTCTTCGTCCTCCACTACTTCGTCCACTGCTGAACCCGGATGCTGCCAATCACAGTACCAAAACAGCCGCTCGGCCATTTCAAGGTCGCTTTCACACTGGGTAACGAAATCGTCTCCGGTGTAGCAGTACGAGAGGACAACTTCGATCTGTTCTTCGGCTGTCATCGGCCCCCAACCGAGTTTCGTCTCGTACATCATCGAGTTATCGTGGCTCAGGTCGATGTCGACTGGGATCTGGTTCAGACCAATGTCGGGGATGTACAAGACTTCATCGCCGGGAACAAAGCGTTCAGCCTTAAAAATCATGCATTCCTGGCCGTCGGTGAAGTGTAGGATGTCATCCAGGGGTCTCCCTTTTAACAGCTCTGCTCGAATCTCCCTCTTCGTCAATCCTGAACGCCTCCTCTGCAAAGGTCTTTTCCGCAGCCAGGGCAGTAGTCCGGGTAATCAAAAGTATCGCAATCCTCGTACCATACATGATTACAAAGTAGGCACCGATACTGTCTCAGCTCCACATCTTCAGCAGGCCCTCCTCCGGTTTCGTACTGCGGGATCTGCTCCAGACTATCGTCTTCTTCCTTTTCAGCATCAAGGAGCCACATCAGGCAGCCCGACAAGGTCGGAAAATCTTCTGTCCAAGCATCTCCGTCTCTGTTGTCGATGCCGACAAACCGAGATCCGTCTTTTTGGACGAACAACCCCCGGCGGCCACGGTGTTCGATGATTTCAAGAGCTTCTTCCTGATCGACATATTTGAACCAGCCGTAGTCAACTCGGGACTTTCCGCAGTTGGAGCATACAAAATACGGAACACCGTCTTCGTCGAAAAGGATGTCGTGCAGGACGCTGTTGCCGCAGTTTCGACATCTAATAAGACCCACAATCATTCTTCCTCTTCCTCCTTATCTGCAAGCTCACGCACGACATCTATGAGCGCGTAAGCTAGTTCCATCAGCATCTCGTCGATTTCTTCTGCATCATCAATGAGAGTGCGGATACTATTCGGCACACCGGGCACTCGCCCCTGAGCCTCCACCCACATCTTAGCGTGTTCATCAGGATCGAAGCCTTCGTAGTATTCGTAGACCTCCTTCACGATGTCTTCGCCGTTGGCGTAAAAGTAGAAGTCTTCTCCAGCAGGGCTGTACTTTCCGAACTCCCACCCGCCATTATCATCTATATAGAGACTCCAACCGAGCTCTTCCGCTTTTGCCTTCAGGCTATCTCTCAGTTTTTCAGTCATTCGCGCTTGCCTCCTGAACTGTGTAAAATTCAGCCGCCATGCTGTCTGCGGTGATTCGGTCAATACCGACTCTTTCCAGTCGATGGTAGGCACGTTCCTTTTCTGTTTTTGTGCCGGCTTCCAGTAGGGCCATCAGAAGTTCCATCATCATTTCCAAAACGTCCTTTCGTATTTACCGTTCGGTAATTTTAACTGTGACTATACGTTAACACACCTACCGACCTAGTCAATATGTCGAACAATAGTTTTCGGAGAATAATCAGATCAGTTTAATCGATCTCGCCGCAGGCCATCCGCCGCCTGGTGTTGCTATCGGCAGCGTGATATCTGCGCCACCAAGCCTCCGCTCTTTTGACTTCCTCCTGTATGAGCCGCTGAAGCTCATCTTTTTCAGATCGCTCCATTAAGTAAACATAGCCTTCAAAGCAACCTTCATAGCAGGTCCAAAAATCAACGTCTGTGTTCGGTATTCTGGATGCCAGATGCAACGCTGTCTGGAACTCTTCTTCAGTATCACAAGCGATGACCGCCCGTCTGAAATCGAATTTCAGATCTTGCCAGCTCAGATCGAGATGATATTTCTTTGTTGCTGCCACTACTCTTGCGACAAACTTTTTGTGGGCTCCCAGGTTCATTTTTTGCGCTCCTTTTTTGCTTTCGGCTTTTGCTTTACGGCTTGTTGTTTTAGAATTACCGTTCGGAAGCATTAGGGCGCTCAGAGGCTACTGAGAGACTCTGGGCGCCCCTTGTTCTCCGCGTATGAATGTTGTATGTATTTTCCCTAAAGACCGGATGCCGGCCTTTTAGCGGGATTTGTCGATAGGTTTTGAGTTACGCAGACTCGACAACGTCCCAATCACTTCTCCACTGCTTCTGGATCTCCCAGCGGATGATTTCGTGCTCCTTGGCATCTTCTTCGCTGATGACGAGGTCGATTCCGATACCGCCGCAGTCAGTGGTTTCGATCCGAGCTCCACGGTTGTTCTTCCGAATCACCTTAGCCAGCTCAGCCATCGCTTCTTCGGCCGTATCAAACAAATTCTGAACAGACATATTCATGCCCGCCTTCTTTGGGTTCCACACGAACATACATTTGTTTTTCTGCTTCAGCAAGCGATCCTGATATGCTACGCGATACTTGGCGGTTAGTTTCATGCCGTCGGGGGTTGTAATGATTTCTTTCATTCGGGCTCCTCCTGATTCTGGTTATTCATTTGAGGATGATATATCCTCCATACTAATCGTAGCATACCTACCGGCCATGTCAAGTGTTATTTCTTGATTTCAAAGAAATGTTTTCATGCAATCTACATTGCCGTTTATTTGTTTCCGTTACCTTCTGTTTTCCGAATGGCCTTGTGAAGGGGGGATTACTGGCTGTTTCTGAAAATGGCCATATCCGGGCTGCACAAACAAAAAAGAACGAGGCTTATGCCTCGTTCGTAAATCTTTCAGTTATATTGCGTTTAAGTGCAGTCATTTCTCAAGCGGTCTCATCTTGTTTGTAAGGCCCAGAAGAAAATCAGCAGATACGTTTAGAGCCTTGCAGAGCTTTACCAGTGTCAAAATTCTCGGCTCCTGATGTCCGTTTAGGTAGCTGCTGACCTGACCGTTCCCAAGGGTGCTTGCCCTCATAATGTCGGCAGAGTTCATCTTCCGTGCAACCATCGCCATGCGAAGCCTGCGCGGAAACAGTTCAAGCGGTTCGTTTTTCCACGGCATTAAGTATTACCTCCAATTCATTTGCTAACTCCGGGTATACCGCCCGGATCTTATTGATGTTCGGTCTTGATGTGCGATAGCCCCACTGATAGGCTGTGCTGCTCGAAACGCCGACGTTCTTTGCAAAGGTATCGCGGCTGATCTTATTGTCCTGCCAAAACTGGCAAAGAACGTGCGTAATCTCTTCTGGGAGACGCTCCCTGGAGCGACGCTTTTTCTCATTCTCCCTACGTCGGTAGTCAGCCTTGTGCTTCTTGTAGTATTCTTTTTTCCAGTCGGACGCTTTCTGCTTGTGTGCCTGATAGTATTGAGCACTATATGCCCGAATCCTTTCACGGTTTCTGCGGTAGTATTCCCGCCTACGCTCTTTATCCCGTTCCCACTTATCCCGGTTGCGCTCTGCATGAAGTGTGCCGTCACGGGATTCGGCTGCTTCTATCTCTTCGGCAGTTTCTGAAAACTCGCGTTCGATCTCTTCGTCTGCCTTTCGCATGGCTTCCAGTTCTTCAGGTGTGAACATCGTCATCCTCCATAAGTAAAGTTGGCTTTAATTAAAAGCCACCAATTGTGGTCTAAATTAAAAAACAGCGGATTATTTAATTACGATAGGTCACTACTGGCTGTCCCAAAGTGCAGTTACAAATGCCACTGCCTCCATTGGAAGGATGATTACTGCAAGAACGACAGGCTGGCGGAATGGTATCATTCGTAGCGTTGACGGTATTAACGTTCTGTGTCATTTGCACCAACTGCCACCGGGCATTCGTGAGCTGCTGTTCAAGCTCGGCTACACGCAACCTCAGCTCATCGCGCTCTTTCAATACGGAAGAATACTCTTGCACTGCTCTCGCAATTTCCAGCTCTTTGTTGGCTTTGGCTGTGAGAATCTGACATTCTGCATCAATATTATTCTCCGCTTTTTCTCTAAGAAACTTGTAATGCTTCCTACTTATCCACATTTGATTCCGCCTCCGTTCTGTTCTCTCAGATGAGCAAGCTCTTGCTTGAGCTTCTTGTTCTCCTGAACAATCTTGGCATGTATACAGGTTTTGTCGCATTCAGGTGTGTATTGCTTGCCAAAGCGGATATAGCAATGCTCAAAACAAGGGTTAAATAACTTGTTAGACATTTCAGAACCTCCAATGCTCAGTCCAGGATCTCACCAGTCTTCGTGTGCAGAGCGGTGAGCTCATTCAAAACTTCGATTATCTCGTCGATCTTCTCGTGGATGTCTGTCATGGTCGGGTGGTGTTCCCAACGGATGCAGTCGTCCGATGTCGAGCCGGTGGGCAGCTTCTCGATCTTCTTTAAGTTATCTCTCAGCGCATAAGGTTTTGCTGTCGTATGGTTATCAGCAGTTATATTTGTCTGACATTCTTTTATAGTAGTTAAAGAATCAACTTTTCTGAAATCACTGTGTGTAAACCCATTGAGTCCTTCAATCGTTGCCGTTTCCGGCAGAATAGGCTCAGGCTTCACATAAGAATTGCCGCCAAACGGCACTCTCATTACCTCTTCTCGCTCACCAGTCCAGCTCCATCCGCAGCTAGGGCAATGCTTTCTAGGGATAGGCGGATAGGTGCAAATAACCTCATGTACCAAGTCATGCCCGCACTCAGGGCAAGTTTCAATAATAAGCACTTCGTTTTCCTCCTCCAGTTGTAACTCATTCTGTCGGCTGCTTGAGCCAACCTTTCATGAAGTTCAAGCAAAACTCCTCATCGCAATGTTCAGCATTGCAACCAGTGCATTTGACATTTCGCACTAAGCATAACGCAAGCTCATCATCATCCGTCATTGCACGGATTCGGTCGGCGTTGGTTCTTTCAATAGGTATAAACATGCCCCAATCGCCAAGAGGGCTACACAACAAATTCACCTCAACCTTTCCTTCCGAACTAATACTCCCGCTTCCGAAGGAATAAAGACTTTCAATCGTGTGAGCTTGGCCGTCTGGTCTGGCGTTGATGTAATATCTTGCGCAATCCATTTTTCTTTCGCAAAGTTCACCCGTACATCTCATACCTCTTCCTCCAAATCCATCTTAGCGCCACAATTAGGGCAGTAGTTATCAATACGCTTTCTTTCATGGCAGACCGAACAATTCCCATATACATGGCATCTGATTTCGTCTACTTCCTTATTCAACCACCGCCCATGCGGTCTGAGGCTTTCGGGGTCAATAGTCGGCTGTTCAGAAAGGACTTGCAACGCTGTTCTCATGTTGCTTAGTGCAGCCGTTCTTTCTTCATCGGATAGACACGGGCTAATACTCCAACACTGCATAATAAGGGCAATAGCGTCATGGTACTTGGTTGCATCAATCAGTCTAGGCATCGTCTTTCTCCTTTATCGTTTTGAAATAACCGCAGCTAAGATAAGCAGGAAACCTGCAATCAAGGCCCCGCATACACAAACAGAGGCAGACAAGTTGTAGATTGCCTCAACAAGCTCAGTCATCGTATCCCTCCTCGTTGCGGCCTGTTCCCATCTTGAAGGAACTCGCAAAAAGCAGTGCAAATAGCGCAATCCACCACCTGTGGAACACAATTGCCAGCACCGTCCAGCAAATCACGCAAACGCTGTTCTTAACGGCCCAGGCCCACCAGGTGTGCTTCATTTCTCGTCCTCCATCAGTTCCGGGTTGTCATGAATGTTGCCGATGACCTCGCCTCTCAGGATGCAATCAAAGGTTGCAATGGCATTAAGGCTATTCAGAAGCCCAAACGCGGCAACATAAAGCCCGCCCCTCGCATATCGGACTGCGCCATCGGTGACGTTGAATGCCTTCTTTACATCGTCATCGATGCGGACGAAATCGCCCTCGAAAATTTCCACGCCGTTTTTGTCTGGCATTCCTGCGCACCGGCCGACGGTGGCGGGGTCGACTTCAAACCAGCATGGGTAGAAATCGCCGCAGTCCGTTTCCGAAAAGTAAATATAGATGCGATGGGTTTCAAGGTCTTTCATTACATCTTTGAGGTGGACGTAAAAGCCCACCACCCATTCACCATTGTCGGTCCGCTTTCCGCGTGCAAGCATCTCACTCATCGTCTTCCTCCTGTTCCACATCTTGCTTTTCCTGCATGTCCGCGCCGCAGTTGGGGCAGTAGGGCTTGTCGTAGGTGTTATCTCGCTCACAGTTTGAGCACATCCATCCGTTAGAGCAGTCAATCCACCGCCCATGCGGTCTGAGGCTTTCGGGGTCAATGGTCGGGGCTTCATCGAGTTTGTTTAGCACTCGTTCAGCCATAGTCATCTTGGTTTCCTCGCTCATTCTGACGCATTTCACCATTTCAACAACTAGCTCACGGTGTAGAGCATCCGCATAAATCAATCTAGGCATCGTCTTCCTCCATTTCCTTTCTCACCTTCAGAACCGCGGCCTTGCATTTGTCGCATACCACGCTCTCGGATGTGGGGGAGTTCAAATCAACGCCATCCCCGCAGATCAGGCACGCCTTGCCGATTTTCTCAGCCGCAAATTCTATCCGCTGTGTCACGGTTTCTGCGTTTGCCGCCGTGCCACTCAGCGGGCACTCCTTCGTGCCTCTATAATCCGCCCATGAAACAGGAAGGGGATAAACGATCTCCCTCAGCTCTTTCGTGAGATGTGCGAGGTAACAGGTCTTCGGGCAGCTTTTGGGGTTGTAGTCAGCGCAATGTGTGGCATCGTGGTTCATTCCGAATCACCCGCCCTCTTGTTCCATTTTCCGATAGCATTAACAAGCTCTGAATCGTCAATCTGTAATCCTGAATATGGATTCCAATCAAACCGCACGTGGACACTCCCGCTTTGACGGCATCCGCATTTTCGGCAACAGATTTGGAATATGCGTCCAAACTTCAAGTGGCTTTCACCGCCATTCGATGTAGATAGACATTCAACGACTGGAATCGCCCCGCAAAAGGGGCACGGCTTTAATTCAGGCATCCTCTTCCATCCTCTCATAGGTCTTTTCAAAGATATCCGGCTTGCAGGGGTAGAACTCCCCGTTCACGTCCTTGATGATCCAGTCGCCGGGCGCGGCAATCATATCGCCCTCAAGCGTTTTAATATACATCTCGCACAGGCTAAATGCGGCCAACCGTTTGCCGTCATGAGTCACAAAACGGACAATTTCGGTGTGGTTCTCCCCCGTCCACTGCACCGCCTCAACCACAACGGGTTTCTTTCTGTATTTAGCCATCGGCGCCCTCCTGCTTTCTACCTCGGAATATCTTGTCGATTGTTCCAGCCTCGGCAATCTTGGGAAAGAACTCCTTGAGATAGTTCACATATTCATCAGACACATCATCGAATCTTTGGTCAACGATAGTGTCGAAATCTTTCTGCCATTTCTCCGGCACTTTGAACTCATAATATCCGTAGGTGCTGTCGAAATCATCGTCCCATGTCTTAACGAAATTCGGGTCTTCATACAATTCTTCCTCACCGTACCCGGTGTTGCGATTGCCGCCGCCTACTCTGGTAAGAATGACGATGTGCTTGTAGTCATCGGTTAAGAAACAGTCGCGGAATCTGGGCCACTCGTCCTGCTTGCGGCCAAGCATAGGCATAAAAAGCAGACAGCAGGGATTAAATCCATTCATCAAATTATAAATGCTCATTGTTTTTTCTCCTTTCTTTCTGCTGCTTGGAATAAGCAGCGGTTCCGATCTTGTTTAGATTCCTGGCTTTTGCTGCCGCGCTCAATCGCTTGCGCCTACATTGTGGGCAGAGAAAAGAACGCGGGCCAGCATCGTACACCTTGCCGCAATCCTCGCAAAGTTCTTTAGCCATTGTCTTCTCTCCTTTTTCCATCACTGCAAAAACCGTCTTCAGCAACCGTATAAAACCACTCGTCGTCGCTGTACATTTTCCGTATCATGCATTCTCCGATCACCTTGTCGGCTGGCTTCCGCCACATCATAGATAGTCTGCAATCCCTGCATCTGACTACCTCCACCGCATCCACGGCAGTCTGCTCGTCAATGATGCGCAGCAAGGAATCTCGGTACTGTTTTGCATACTCATGCAAGACACCCTTGCCAGATCTCATGCCTGTGATATAAGCGGTTAAACCACTGAGTTCTTCGAGTAACTTGTTCCGATGAATCAGCTCGTCATTCACGCTTGCTCCCCTTCTCCTTTGCTGCTACTTTTTCGGTATAGACGCGATACCCGGATTTCTCCATGTTCTTCCGAGTCTCAGCGTCGGGAGTAGTCTCCGACGGCCCGTAGGCCATGATTTTGCCACTCTTTTTTACTTTCCAAGACATCGTGGTTCAGGTCCTTTCCGTTTGTTTTATCATTTCGTGTTGTAGCACTCGCAAAGTAAATCACAGGCTTGCCGATATAGAGGCACAAATCATGCTCCAGTTTGGCGCCGCTGCTTTCGTACCAGTCGGGCAGAAAGTACACAACATCTGCACACTCGATCATCGAGATACAGATGCGCATATAATCGCCGCCGCTCAAGCCTTCGGGAAGTTCGGCAGGATTCAGCACGATAAGGCCATCCTGCTCGAGGTCTCTTTTACCGATCTCGAACTTCTCGCGGTAGCCGGGATCTCCTGTGATTTTGCCTGCAATATATGCTTTCATTTGCTTCTCCTTTAAGTTCAGGTGTTTTCTTTGAGTGCTTCAAGGCACAGGTGGTAGTTGCTGTTCAAGTCTCGGAATGCAACCGGATCGCCGCCGGCGTCAGGATGCATTACCATTGCCATGCGCTTGTACTGCGCCTTGACATCATCAACGCTTGTCGGGCGTGATGAAAAGCCGAGCGCGTAAAAGCAGATCTCAAGAGGCTTGGCTTCAGGAAGATACTTCATACCCGAAACCCAAGTATCCAGATCATAAATGCCTCTTTCGACCATTCTGGCAAGGTCTTCAAGAGACAGGACAACCTGCGCAAATACGTCAGAGCCATAGCGAATGTCAACACCGTGAGCTTTCGCGTTTTCTACGCTATGAGCAAAGCGATACGGCTGGCCCTTATAGACAAAGGACACCCAGCATTCGAAGCGGCTCCAGTCGTAGTTATAGGATTCGACGCCTAATCGCCCCATGACCTTTTCGAGCTTTGCTTCATAGGTTTCAGGCGCTGCATACTGCTTGGCCATTTTCGTGCACCTCCACCTGGAAAAGTTCGTCGATCGGACACTCAAAAATCTGAGACAACCGATATAAATAATACGCACTCGGCGCATGTTCTCCGTTCTCCCAAACAATGACCTTCGGTCTCGAATCATCAAGTTTGCGAGACAGAGTTGCGAGGCTCAATCCGTGTTCAATTCTTTTCCGCTTGATGTTTCGGCCGATAACAGTAGCAATATCTTCCATTTAATTCCCTCCATAAAACTCAGCTTTGTGTGGTTTTTTCTTCGAGCGCCAGCTTGACTGCCGTGAGGAATAGGCTGAGATACTCCAGATGCGACTTTGGAATGATTCCAACCATTCCGTATGAGGCCGCTTTCAGAATCTCAATAACCTCCCCTTTGGTTATGAATTCATCGTTGTTTATGGCCATTCGAACCGTCCTTTCTTGAACTACTATCGGTCAAGAAAAACAAGGCCGTCTGCTAGACAATGTCTTACGACGCCATTCTCATCCTCTACAAGAGCGGTAGTGAAGTTCCCGGGCCCAGTCTCAAACTCCTCGTAGTCGCTCGCCCATTGGTGAAACCAACCAGTAATGCAGTGAATGGTTCTATCTTCCCAATATTTCGCACTACACTTGCGAAGACCGCTCACCGGTGAAGCTCTTCTGAACGGAGCTTCTGTCCATGTGCGGAAGTTCACGATCTGATCTACCAGCGTGTCTGTTTCTCCTTTGAAGCAGATCGCTCGATCGTCGACATAGCAGATTGCAGGCGGCTTCTCAGCCATGACATCATCAACAATGATGTCATGTTGGCGCAGGTACTGTCGCACTGCTCCCATTCCGTTGAGGGAAACACAGCGGGTGGATACGACCACGACTTTATAGCCGCGCTCGCGGAGCTGTTCAATAACCTCTCTGATGCCGGGCACAACAGGGTCAGTGACGATATCAGCTCCTTGCCAACCGCTCTGATAAGAGTGAATAACGCCGTCAAAATCGAATACGACTGTCGGTTTGTATTCCACGAGGATCCTCCCTTTCTTATTCTTCGGGCACTTCTTCGAGCGCACCATAGATGATGTCTTCTGTCTCGTCTGTTCGCATCCACTCGATCAGAACGTGACCGCAGTATTTGCACTGGCTCACAATGACAGTGGCGTTCGTATGGATTTCTTTTTGGACGTATCGACAAGGGTCGATGGCATCCACGCCGTTTGGCCGAATGATGACGCCGTTCGGATGCTGGCATTTTTGTCGTGCCATTTATTTGGCCTCCGCTTCATCGAAGTAGGTCGCAGCCAAATCAGCCATGTGTGTCATAGCTGCGAGGGGGTGCAAAGCAAACGCATTGCCGACATTCTGGGAGCCTGCCCGGAAGGAATCGTCCGAGAATCCCATATGCCACCGAATTGCCATCGCTTCATCCCGCGTCAGCCGCATAAAGCCAGAAATGATATAGACGGATTTTTCTCCGTGTCCGTAAGGCAGCTTGTCATCGTGCTTGTAGCCCATAACTGTCTCCCAGATATAGTCACCCATACTGTCATGTTTGACGTTGCCCTTCCAGGCAGCGGCGACTTTAGCCGTGTCATATGTCTTCTGGTTCTTCGGCTCCTTACGATAGATGCCAACTTTGCAGAGGTCGTGAAGCAAGCCGCAAATTGCAATGCTTTCTTCGTCCTCGGGAGGCAAACCGACTGGACCAAAACTTTTTCGCTCACACTCTCCGAGGTAAATCTCCCGAAGTCTGTTATACACGTTGATGCTGTGTTCCAAAAGCCCGCCAGGACGGCTCAGATGGAAGCGCGTCGATGCGGGGGCTTCAAAGAAATCACTGTTCAAAAGCCAGTCGAGCAGTTTGTCCGCGCCTTCGCGTTTGATGTTATCCGTGTAGATTTCAATGAATGTATCTTTCATTTTTATCCTCCTATTCTTTTACAACACCAACTTCGACACCAGTTCGAAGCATAGGGCAGCCAAGAAAAGCATCGAGGCGGCGAGAAAGAGTTTTCGACCTGTGCTCCGCGAATCGCCCGAGTCGATCAGAGCAGAAAGCGCAGCCGCTGTTGCCACAACTAGCATTAGTGTTTTGAAGTACGCCATAGTATGTTCCTCCCGTTGTTGTCTTTTGTTCAGTCACAAGTCGATCAAAGTGATACTCCATGAGCCAACGAACGTCAGGCGCCCAATTCGGATTGCCTGGGCAATACACAGACGCGATCTGATCGATGTTCTTGCCAGAATAGATGCTGCTTGAGATCAACTTGCCGAAGTATCGAATGCCTTCCTCCGCAGTCTGGAATTGCATAAATCCTGTCTGATAGTAGAAGCCGAAGAAGTTGTTCGTGTTCGCCTGGTACTTACCCAGACCGGATTCCAGATTGCAGACCGATAAAGCAAATAGGCCGTTGACTCCGTATTCGTCTTCAACCGCCTCAAAATATTCGCCACACCCTTCGAGCGCTGATCCTTCCAAGAGCTTGTCGAAATGAGCTGCGCTCAGATTGCTGGTGGCGTATGGGTCATATGTAAGAACCGGCTCCTCCGCAACAGGGATGCTAAGTAGCGAGCTTAAAAGCATCGTGGTAAGTAAAGCAATCTTCATGTTTTCTCAGGCCTCCGTCCCGAAGAATTCGCGGAGCTTCTCGCAGGCAAAGTCCTCCACCAGAATCATGTAGTCAAAACCAGGATTCGGATACTTTCGTTCGAACTCCTTGGCCCACTCGAAGATGCAGACATACAACTCTCGACTTTCGTATTCCTCATCCTTGTCGGCAAAAAGCGGAATGCAGGTCGTAATATCGTATATCGTTTCTCCGAGCCGGTAGACTTCCAGATCCGGCAGCTCATCAAGGAAAGCGTCAGTCTCTACACCATCCGAGAACCGGATGCGAAACATGGGACCGACTTCATCATCGACCTTGTCGGGCGTAAGCTGACGCAGGATCTCTGCTGCCTGGCCGTTTCTGCTGTTCCATTCGCTGTCTCCACAGCATACAAAGATGCTCTTGTTCATTTGATTTCCTCCTTCAACTGGCGCTCAACGAGCTCCAGATATTCGGTGTAGCCGTACTGCTTCGCCCAAGTTCGGTCCCTGTCCCAGGAAAAGACTTTCGGGTTTTGAAACTGCTCTACAAACAGCTTCCAGTAGGCCAATTCTCCTTTGCTTCCGCGCGTCGGTTTACCACTCGGAAAAATTGATTTACACACCGGTAACATCGAGGCGAAAAACATACCCGAATCATCGGGCTTCATTTCTCTCTGCCACATCAGCCAGGATGCTGCCTCCGCAAAATCTTTGGCAACTTTTCTCGATTGTTCTAGAGCTATTTCTGCTACTTTAGGAATAGCAGTCAGCAGCGCACTTGTATGGTGGACCGACTGTTCGGAATACTGCATGATGAGGAATCCGACGGCTTCGTCGACATCCTCCCAATTCAAGATCTCTTGCAGGATCTGTTTCTCGTGCTCCGGAAGCATATCAGCTCTCCCCCTTCATAAGTCGCTTGATTTCGTCCCGGTATTCCTTCGTGGTCAGGACAGATACTCTAGGCGTTGCAGTGTCCGCATCGAGCACTCTCGTCACGGACGAAATGATGTAACCGTTCATGCTGAGGTTGGCACAGTATCGCGCGAGTTCGCCCATCGTGTCACCCTCATTCGGGACCTCCACCAGGAATCCGCCGTGTGTAGTCTTAATCCGAAAAACGATGCCTTCAATTCGTTTTGATTGCATATCGGCCATCCTTTCATTCACCTGCATTATCTTCTATCCTTTCTGGCGTTGCGATAGCGGTAATACGTTTCTTCATCATCTTCATATCCGCCGATTCGCTCTAGCAACCGAACCAGGCCGGGAAGTCTCGGCAGAATATAATCAGAAATGATGCCGCAAACGATGATACCCAGGATAACGCACATCATCACGCCGCCCCATGCAACTAATTTATCAAGCATTTCAATCGTCATTGTCTTTGGCCCTCCTTAGTGTTCGGTACTATATCCGGCGAACAGAACTTCTCCTGTTCTGGGGTTGATGAATTTGTGGTAGTTGAACGGGGCGTGCTCCGCCGGCTCGTAGATCAGGCGGATCATGGCGCCGAACACGGTGCCGTCGAACACCTCGAACTCGCAGTCGGTACAGTCACGGAAGCCGAAGAACTCGATGATCTGAGCTGCGGTGTTCACGGAGAGGTCGATCTCGCCGTCGGGGTGCTTGGTCTGAACGAAGTATTTCTTCATCTTCTTGTCCTCCTATCAGTATCGGGATCGAGCGTAGTATGCGATCTCGTGGATTGCATCCTGGATGCCGCTCTTGACAGTCTGCTCAGCGCCGATCCTGGGGTTGGGCTGCTCTGCTACCATGTAGCACTCGATATGATCGCCGTCGGGCAGGCAAGCCCAGAGCCAGTTGCCGGCCTCCTCATCGCAGTCGAGGGTAATGATGAAGCAATTCTGCTTCTCCTCCAGATAGTCCAGATAGCCCCAACGGATACGGACTATCTTTTTGCCGATGGATTTCACCGACCACTTCCAGTTCGGGTCTTTCTCATTTTCTTTTGCAACACACTCTCGAATCAGGTCCGAGTAATTTCTAAGGTCAAGCATTTCATTCTCTCCTTTTACCGCTGTGTGCATTTTAAATAGCTGTGTAGTAAAGTTGTCTGTGACTTTACTATAACTGACCTACCGGTAAAGTCAAGTAAAATATTCGCATTTTCAGAATTATTTTCTTTAAATACTGCATTTCGTTGATTGCTTGATATGAGGCTTTGAGAGCTTCATTTCCGGCTTTTTGTAATCGATGTATAGGTGTATGGAAAAGTGCTAAAGTGCCCGAGAGACGTATCCGTCAAAACAAGCTCCCCGCCTATTACGTTCTTTGTGCAATTTGTATAGTTGCACAAAACCAGTGATTATGCGAGGCTGATTGCTGTACGAGGCCGCTGGAGCCTTTATGCGGCCCTTTCTGCAAATTGGTAAGATTGTTCCCTGTGCTGGTTTTCTCTCAATTTTGTTGGTTTAGCGAGATTTCCTGCCAAAGTAGACGTCGGGTGAATATTGCATACGAAAAACAAAAAAATCCCCCACACCAGCCGAAGCCGATGTGGGGGATTCTTCAATATACCGCTATTCAGTTTTTTTGAAGCCGCTAGGGGGCGCAGCCTCCTGAACAGCGGGCGCATCGGGCTGGAGGTCGGACCCGTTTACGCTTTGTTCAGAATGGCCATGATGATGGCCTCGCAGATTTCCTTCTTCGTGGCACGATCTTCAATGGGAACTCCGTATTCGGCGGCTTTATCCTTGAGCGCGGTCAGGGTCAGGTTAAACAGTTCAGTAATAAGTTCTGTTGCTGCTTCAAGGGCCAGTTCTTTCTCCACTTCAGGTGCTGCTTCCAGGTTGGCAATTGCTTCATTGTACGCAACAGCATACTTGCGCATCCAATCAAAAATCCACTGCGCAATTTTCTCCAAACGCTCTGCTGTAAAAATGCCTCTCAGGAACTTGGGAACCTTCTCAGTAAGGCTGGCTACGACAATCGCCATCTTCTTGGGGCCGTCAAGGCCGGTCAGTTCAGCGATGGCGACGAATTCGCTGACGGCTTTGAACACATTGCCGCGAACGACAAAGAAAAAGGTAAGGCCGACTGCGATCGCAAAGAGCGCAGTTACGACGATGCTGATAATTTCAAAGATACTCATGGTTTACTTTCCTCCATTCAGTTCGGAATCTTGATTCTCTGACCAACGCGGATGATTTCGCTCTTCATTCCGTTGTAGGTCATGATTTCCTTATACCGGGTGCCGTCGCCCAGGTGCTTTACAGCAATTCCCCACAGGGTATCGCCCTTGCCAACGACATGGATTTTTTCAGGGGTGGAAGCCACAGCAGAAACGTCAGCCGCATCCACCCAGCCATAGACCGTAGAGCCGCCGCCACTCACGTTAATGAGGTGGTACGGGTGCTTCGCGTTCTTGGCAATGGCAGTCACCTTGGCTATGCCGGGTTTGCAGGCAGCGCCGATAGTGGTGTTTGCTGCCGAGTAGTGCTTGCTTCCTGTGAAGTTGACAGTACATCCAACCTTGAAGTCTGCCTTTGCCGGTGCAGGTTTGGCTGGAGCCGTTGCTCCCATGCTTGCGGCCTTGATGGCGTATTTCGGGACACCATAGCCACGGATGCCCTTCGAGTTGACCGCGATGTTTCGGTAGCCAACAGAGTTGCTCATATTGCCTTCGATGACGCGGATCGTGCTGCCGGTTACAGACACCACAATGCCGACGTGGTCTGAATATCCAGTGTTGTCGCCATTGCCGCTGTCGTCCCAATCATAGAAGATGTAGTCGCCAGGGGCCGGCACATACGCATCGTTCTCGACCCAAATGCCAAGCTTCTTGAACAGCATGATATGGGCTTCGCAGCCGCATTCGGTCGGGATGATGTCTGTCAGCTCAGCGGCAATCGCCACAGCGCTGGCATAGGTACTGCACCAGGCATCCGTGTATTTCACACGGTAGCCTCTCGCCAGGGGCTTGTGGGCGTTATACAGGTCGATGATTTTCTTGTGGGAACCATCGGACTCCTTATAGCCCAGATAGCGCTCTGCGGTGCTTACAACCTTTTTTCTCAGATCTGCTTCAGTCATTTGTGGGCCTCCTTACAGCTCGTTTCGCGGAGTATCATAAGTGGCGTCTGTTTTTGCCGCTTCTTCATGCTTCCGCTGTTCTTCGAGTCGCCAATTACGCTCTCTGTACTTTTCCTTTGTGGTCTTAATCCAACCGAGCGCACCGCACTCACCGCCGCACAGGCCGAATACGCAGGTAATAAGAGTGTCAGGAGTGGCCGAGTAGGTCTCAAACAGATCGATCATCTTCAAGGTGAACAACAGTAGCCCAACGGCCATGATAATGAGGATGATGTCCATTGTTCCAATCTTGATGACGCGCTTCGGCTTGACAGCCTCCACTTCTGCTTCCTGCTTCTTTGCAGCCTGCTTCCGCTTTCGCAGTTTTCTGCGGATGCGCGAGATTGCTGCGGCGATCAGATACACCACTGCAAAGCCAATGGCAAATGAGCCGATGGCAGCCATGATGGTTTTTGCGATATCCATAAAGATTCCTCCTTAGAATTTCGGCGGCAGCTCGTTCACAATCTCGATCAGATGGTCAACCGAGTCATCGCCGCCAAGGTCTTCCCGGTAGCAGGTGCGCATCTGGTTCAGACGTTGGCGCTCATATTCGGAAATCTCGCCGGCACGAATGTGCTCTTTCGCCGTGTTGATGATGCGGTCCTGCATACTAAGCCGCTCCGAACGCATCAGAGCATTGACCTGCATAGATAAAACAAAAAGCCGCTCTTCGAGCGGCAGCTTATCTCCCTGAACCATGTGTTACATCACTCCTGAAATAGAATCTTTTCATTCAAAGAAACGAGTGATCTTTCAGACACTCGCTATAAACTGACTTGATATGCTGCGTCGTCATAACGGTCATATCGTTTTCAAAATCCGGGTGTGTGGCACAGTGATTCTCGTAAAAAGTAATATCCGTCAGGGTCTGGTCGAAGTGCTCCTTCGTGTGCTTTACATCGTGCAGCAATTCATCGCCGAATCTGAGAATGCGGACGCGGCAGCCGATTGCTCGTTGCTCCGCCTGTTCATGTTTGATAGACGAAACTTCCGCTTTCATCTTGTTTACTTCCTCCAGCACCTCACTATTGATTGCGCGGCCAATGGCTCTAGCCAAAGCCGTCCAAGGGTCGAATTTTATAGGGGAAATCTGAATTAGCGTCATTAAAGCGGCAATACCAATGGCACTTACCGCCGCAATTTCTCCAATCAAGTTTTCCATATGACTTTCTCACCGCCGTTCTGGTTATAGTAAAAGGGGCAAGGCTTTCGCCCTGCCCGCTTTTTCTAATTTCGTTCTACTTCGAATTATTCAGCGACGGGATAATCCTCGCCAGTAATCACTGTGTACTCAGCGCCGGTGATAAGCTTGTCGGCAACTGCCTGGCGAACCCCTTCGAGAGTAATCCGCTTTGCGCGGTACAGAGTTCTGATTGCTTTAGCCTGTACACTCATTTCAAATACCTCCCAGCATGATTTCATACGCTTCTTCAAGCGCGGTCAACTTGCCCATCTTGGCGGTAATTCTGCCGTCGCGGTGGTCGGTCAGGTCGCCAGCCAGATTGAACTCACTGTTGTCCCACTCTGTTTCTACAGTATCGGTGCCGATCTGAATGGGGAGTCCATCTTCATCCAGGACATTTTTACCATTCTCATCAGTTTCGTAGGTGGGGACTTCGGTCTGCTCCACGATGCTCCATGCAAGGCCGTCCACGAACAAAGCGATAGCGGTTTCGTAGTCCATTTCAATAGTGATAGACTTGCTTTCTCGATTATCCCACTCGGTATCGCTTACCCTGCCTTTGATGGTTGCGGGGTAAAGGGTTTCGTTTACTTTAATATAAATCATACTTGTTCATCCTTTCATTTTAACCTGTAATTGTACACGTTATTGTTTCAAGGTCCATACCAGAAATACCACCAGTTATACTACAATCCCCTTCCACGGTGAAGGAATATTCAGCCCATACTACAGAGCCATCATTAGGATTAATAACATAGTCATTATAGTCAAATGACCACGAGTTACCAGGCAACGATACAACAGTAGTACCATTGTGAGTGAACGTAACGCCTTTACAAGTATTGGGCCAATATTGTGCTTTTACAGTGATTATATCGCCAGCATTAACTGTGATTGAATATAAGCCTCCTCCTTCAGTCACTATATCACTAGAGCCCGTTAGACTCCAACCATTTAAATATATAGCCCAGCGTGTGGAATAAAATATACTAGAGGTAAGCTTACAAGGTTGTACAAATGGAATCTCATATGCCGTACCGCCGACCAGCGTTTTACCCTTATCAATGCTATACGCTGTACCGCCGACAAGGGTTTTGCCGCCGCTGATTTCGTAGGCTGTGCCGCCTATCAATGTTTTTTGTGCCATAGGTCATGCACCTCCTTACTTGTACTTCCAGTTGATTTCGCCGTTGACCGTGGGGTTCTCTTCGACGTCGACAGATACCAGTTTGCTGTTTCGAAGCAAATAAGTACCCGTGGCCTGTCCAGAACCGTTTGCTGCTACCTGCCCTGCAAAAGTACCAGCAGTGACTTGGCTTGCAGGATGAGTATGCGTTGTAGGCGGCATACTGGCCGGGAAATTCGTGATATCAGCCGTTGTATGCTGATGGGCAGACGGCGGCATAGTCGACGGGAAATCTGTTATTTGCGACTTGGAATGACTGTGGGAACTGTTGGCTTTGCCGCTCAGTTTTGTATCGACTTCACTTTCCGTATAGTACCGATCATCATGGGTGTGTGCGGTAGGTGTCATGCTTGTCGGAAAATCAGTGATTTCAGACTTCTTGTGGGTATGGCTGAAATCACTGATCTGCGACTTCGTATGAGTATGCGCGGTGGGAGTCATACTGGTCGGGAAATCGGAGATTTCGGAGGTCTTGTGAGAATGCGAAGTCGGCGTCATCGAAGTTGGGAAATCGCTAATCTCCGACTTTTTGTGGGTGTGGCTGAAATCGCTGATCTCCGACTTTGTATGATTGTGGGAAGTCGGTGTCATACTGGTCGGGAAATCAGAAATATCTGCCTTAGAATGCGTGTGCGAAGTCGGCGTCATGGTCGTCGGGAAGTCAGAAATATCAGACTTCGAATGCTTGTGGGAAGAATTCGCCTTGCCGCCGACAATTCTCTTGATTTCGCTGACGAGCGTTTTCAGACCGTCATAGGTCAAATATTTCGCCATGCTCGTGGCTCCTTTCGTTAGTCGTTAAACAAGGACGTGATTTCGTCCGTTGAGATGGGAACAATCTCGGGCATTTTAATACCCAAATCATCGGCGTTCAGCTTAATGTCCTCACTCAACGGTTTTCCGTTAATGGTACGAGATGTCGGAACGTGCTTGCCGAGTCCTTCTTGCAGTTCCGACTTCGACACACCGGGAACATTGATGATTCCTTTCAAGTTAACACCTCCCCGGATTATGCAGTATCCTGCAACTTGTCGAGATCGCTAATAACAAGGTTATAGCAACCATCGTTTGCGTTGAAAGTGGCACCGCCGTTTACATCAGCGGTGCCACGCATAAATGTTTTAATCGCCAAGGCTAATCACTCCTTGAACTACACCTTCTCTAACTGCAAGAAGGTATTCGAGTGTATCTTCTTCCAACTTAATGGGTGTGCCGTCCGCTGAACCCTTATAGACTGCAACTACTTCCCGGTTTTTGCCCTTTTCGTCTTTCGCATAAAGTTTCAATGGTCAGCACTCCTTACTTGTAAGTCCAGTTGATCTCGCCATTGACTGAGGGGTTGGTGTCGGCAGATACTAGCTTGGTGTTGCGAAGACACGAAGATCCTGGTGTTTGTGTGGAAACAACAGTATTACCACCAGAAATAGTAAATTGACTACCAGTCCAAGCAATAGCACCCGCAGCACTTCCAGAATAAGGCATAAAATAAATATTAGTATTACCATTTTTACCCTCAATACAAAAACCACCGGCTACGTCACGATCACCGAAATACACATCATCACCAAGCAGATTCCAAGTGCTATTAGCGAAGTTTAAAGAACCCGTCATAGTGCCACCACTTAACGGTAAATAGTTGGTCGGGATGTCACTTGTTAAGGCAATCGTTCCTGCTTTGCCAGGGTGCTTAATATCATAAGAAGCACTACCATTATAATATCTCCATTGTGCCGAATTATCTGGCAGTAAATAAAAAACACTACGCACACCAGTGGGATCACCTAAACATACTCCAGCGTAACTATTGCTAGCTCTACCAATAACAAGTCCTTCATCATCGCCACCGCCAGCATATCTACCACTAATTTTAGCACCACCAGTAAATGTTGTAGCGCCAGTAACAGTACCGCCACTTAACGGCAAATAACTATGACTATGAGAACTGTTTGCCTTACCATTTAACAGGTTGTTTACTTCACTCTCGGTGTAGTATCTGTCATCATGGGTATGGGAAGACGCGGCATAACTATGAGTGTGCGAACTCGCTGCGGCGCCAACATCTGAATATGTTAAACTGATATTTGCGCTTAAAGCCTTGCCATTGACAGTACGAGAAGTTGGTACATAGTTACTATGACTATGGGAGCTTGCGGCCGCGCCAATATTCGCAGGAGTTACAGTCTGCCATGTGTTATCGTTTCTCAGAAAAACCGCATTGTTGGCGGTCTGCGTAGCCGGGACATGATTTCCATGAGAACTGTTGGCCTTACCGCTCAGCTTGGTATCAACTTCGCTTTCGGTGTAATACCGATCATCGTGAGTGTGCGAACTGGCCGCCGCACCAATGTTAGCAGGTGTGACCGTCTGCCAAGAATTGTCATTGCGCAGGAACTTAGCATTATTGGCAGTCTGCGGAGTAGGAACATGGGTGCCGTGGCTGGATGCCGCTGCACCTACATCAGAGGCCGTCAAAGAAATATCGCCGGTCAGTGCCTTACCATTGACTTTACGAGAGGTAGGAACTGCTCCAACATCGGATGCGCTCGGGGTCCATGTGCTCGGACGAGCTCCAACCTCAGAAGCCGTATAGCTAGGCTTAGTTGCAGCTTTTGCCCACGCAGGAACAGTGGGGTCTGTTTCAGCAGGGAAAGACACGTTCTTCTTGGTAACAGTAATCTTGCCTTGCGCATCCTGGGAAATTGTATCGATAAAGGCGGTTGCGGAGCCGGACGCAGAAGGGCTTGCTACTGCACTCTGGACCACCTTGTAGCTTCCTTCGTTGCCGAACTCTTCCCAATCGGTGCCGTTCCAGATAAATTCCTTCGCTCCGTATGCAACCACATTTCCTGATGTAGCAGTAACGCTTTTGCTGTTGACGGTTACGGGATTCGTAGTCGAGCCATCAGAAATCTCGGTGGTCGTCTTGCCCAGATACAACATTGCGCTGCTAAGGCCAAGATCCGCAGCAGTAATTTCCTGCGCAGAAGATCCGTCGTAGGTCTTCGAACCAAACGTAAGCGCGGACGGGTTTTTCAACGACGTCGGGAAGTCGGAAATTTCACTCTTATTGTGAGTATGAGCGAAATCAGAGATTTCGCTTTTTGTGTGGGAATGAGCAAAATCGGTGATATTGCTCTTCGTGTGCGTATGGCTGAAATCTGTAATTTCAGATTTTGTGTGATTGTGGCCGGTTGCGGATTTTCCGCTAAGAGCAGTGAATACGCCGCCGCTGGTAACGGGGTTAGTGCTCCCGCTAGTGGGTGCCGAGTCGAAAGTCAGTTTGTCCTGTTTGCCGCCGAGCGCTTGTTCGACAGCCTCGGTATCGGCCTTCACGTTGTCGAGCGTCTCAAGGCATTCGTCAATCTCTTGCAGAATATCTGTAATTTGACCAGACATTCCCTGGATATCCTCCCCCAGACCATCGACGGCGGCCGAATTCTCGGCCGCCGCGTTCTTGGCCTGTTTCAGGAGATTCGCCAGAGCAAGCAAACCGCTTTCATCAAACGCTTTGTACTTTGACAATGGGCTCTACTCCCCTTTAACAGTAAATTTGCTGATTAGTCAGCCAGCAGTGCAGTGATCTCAGCCGCAGTAACGGCTTCGATGTCGGTGTCCAGCACATAGTCGGCCAGCTTGGTATCAACCTGGGTGCTGGTGTAGTAGTTGGCAAACTTGTTGTCAACAGCCTGAACGGCAGAGTCGGTCTCGCCCTTGGTGTAGTAGCCAGCGAACTTGGCATCGACGGCACCAACAGCGGTATCGACTTCGCCCTTGGTGTAGTAACCGGCGAACTTGGTGTCGATCTCGGTCTTGGTGTAGTAGTTGGCCAGAGCGGTGTTGATGGCGGCAGTGACCTCGGAGGTCTTGGCGTAGTCGCCGATGCCGATGCCAGCAATAGCCTCAGCAATGTAACCAACCACAGTGGTGGAAGCAGCACCTTCGGGCAGAGCGCCGATAAGAGCAGTCAGGTTTGCGATGTCGGTCTTGTTGGTCTGGATGGCACTGTTCATGCCAGCAGCATCAGTCTCGTGACCGGCCAGCCAGTCGGCCAGCTCCTTCAGGGTGTCGTAAGCCTCGGGAGCGTTGGCCACGATCTTGGCGACTTCCTCGGCGGAGATGGTGCGGACAGACTTGGCGTCGTCGCCCTCAACGGAGCCGATCAGAGTGGCCAGCTTGCCTTCGTTGGCAGCGATGCGCAGGACTGCGGCATCCAGATCGCCCTGAGCGGCCTTGTCGTTGATGACGGCCAGCAGAGCATCTTCCAGATCACCCTGGGCGACCTTGGCCTTGAAAGCCAGAGCCTGGAGACCCGCGACAGCAACATCAGCGCCAGCAACGGACAGAGTGCCGTTGGCAGAGCCGGAGGCGATCAGGATGTCAACCATCTTGTCAGCGATGGTCTGAGCAACGCCGTTGACCTTGACGCCTTCCAGTTTGTTGGGCTCGCCGCCAGCGGAAACGAGCTGATTGACCTTCTCCTGAAGGGTGGTCAGATCGGTGATCTTCGCATACTTCAGCTTCAGTTCGGAAGCGAAGGTGCTCAAATTCTGAAGGGTAATGAGTTTGGCCATTGTTTTTTTCCTCCTAAGAAAAAATAAAAATTATTCCGGGAAAAAGTTCAGGCACCGCAGCTCCCGGTGGTTCTGCGATGCCTGCCATATTTACGGGGCAAAAGCTCCGATTTTTGGTGCTGTGATTTACTCTGCAGCAGCCTCAGTGAACAGGCCCAGAACTTCATCCTCAGTGGCGAACTCGAATCCACCGCCAAAATTGGCGAGTGCTTCCTCCAGTTCCACCTTGGTAGCGAAGTCGCCCTTCACTTTGCGAATCACTGCATCGAGGTTGTCCAGGGTGATTACCTTCTGCTTGGTCTCAGCCATGTCTACACCTCCCTTCTTCTGGGATGGAGGTCAGATTAACTCGTTGCGTCGCCCTCAGAGTCGTAGGCTGCTTCATAGGCGACCTCGACCTCCTCATCGCTTGCAACCAAAACGCCGCCGAGAGTGTCCTCATCGGCTGCGGGGATGCTGTGGTTCACACCACTGCTGGGGATGCCAGCGGTTTTTTCATAGAGGTCTTCGACCTCTTCATCGGTAGCAACCAGAACTCCGCCCAGGGTGTCTTCGTCAGCAACGGGAAGTCCAATAACAACGCCGCTGCTGGGGATTCCGGTCGTCTCTTCGTACAGGTCGTCAGCTTCCTCATCCGTAGCAGCGTCGATTCCGAGATAGCCTTCTCCATCGATCTTCAAGCCGGAGCCGGACTGGATCTTGACGCCGCCGAGAACGGTCTCAGTTGCAACGGGCAGGACATAATTGCCTCCGCCACCGCCGATGTTTCCAGGTTCACCAACTGTGATATCAACATTCAGGTTTTCACCAACAAGGGACAAAGTTCCTTTCAAATCCTGAGTTGGCGCAGTCTTGGACCAGAAACGAAGAACGCCGTCCAAAGCCTCCATTGTGGGGCTCAGGCCAGCGTTCTTTGCAATTTGCAACGATGCGTGTTCAAGCGCTACGTTCGGGTAATGTTCGGCAAGGGCATCCTCGCATACAACATCAATGTACATAACGTGCTCATCAACCTGTTCGTTCTCAGGAACGCTCTTCCAGCCCTGTGACGGAATCAGGATCTTCTGGACCGTGATCGATCCGACTCCTTCCATCGCTTTCTTTACCATTGCGCCGATAAGGCCATGCGCCTCTTCAGACGTAATGAACGAACCGGGATTATAAGTGACCTGAATGTCTGCATCCAGGGCAAGAGCAATGACGACTGGATAGCGGCGGATATCAATGCGGTTATCCTGATAGGCATTGACGGGCTGTGGGCTATCGCCAAGAGTTGCATAGTACAGAAGAATTTCTTCCGTTTCGTCTGTCTTGGCGAAAATACCGAACTCTCTCAGCCAGAAGCCTTCCTTCAAGCCGCCATTTAGGTCGTTTCGATACTCAACAGTAAGACTCATTTCGCCGTTATCTACAAAAGGAATCGTTGAAACGGCCTCCGCTACAGGTGCAACGAGTTCTGTCATATCAATCGGTTCCACGCCCTCAGGCATGGCGCCAGAGCCCACTAGAATTCGAGTGAACTCAATCGTCTCGCCGGCGAGAAGGCTGGTAATCAGATTGCGGCCTTGGACCGTAATCGTGCCTCCGTAATAGCTCATTTTTGAGTTTCCTCCTTTTCCGTTCAGGAATTATTTTGGAGCGCAATGCCGCCAATGGGGGTTTCAATGACGCTCTTCACTGCGCTCCCGTGGGTCATGGCGGCGTCATGCTGGATGCTCCGCTCCAGCGGCGGTATCGTATCCTGGCTGAAGGTGAAAGCTCCTGCGCCAAGATTGATTCGCATACTTCCCGCCTTTCGTTCTTCATATGCGAAAACAGGATCGTGCGATATAGTTCCAAAATTCGAGGAAACATGCACTTCGGTGCCGAAATCGATCTCTCTTTCTAAGATGGGGAGGTCGGTCACAGTGACAGCGTAGCCAAGACCGCAGCCCATATATATTTCCGGGCTGTCGATTGGTGTTGATGTCCTTGCGTATATCTTCAGCGTGACGCCCGCTGCTCGAATCAGCGGAGTCCGAAACAGAGGCGACGTATCTACCAGGCCCTGCATTTCGCCGGTATCGAAAATCATTGTGGCAGGCTGCTCCGGGTCCTCCGAGTAGTACAGAGGACGATCCCAGAACATGCGAAACGCCTTGATGATGTCCATGTAGGTACAATCGCAGTTGTTCTTCAGAATCTTGTAAATGAGGTACTGACGGTAGGTCTCGTCATCGATGATGTCGAACGGAATCGGGTCGCCTGCAAGCTGTCCTGCTTCCATTCTGCTCAGATCGACAATGTTGCCTACGCCGTCGAGCTGCTTGCCCACGGCGGTGTATACATCGCGGTCGTTTCTGAGCTGTTGATAAAAGTCAAACACCTGCTGGAACTCTATACCAATGACTTCCACCAGGCTTTCGATGTTGGCCTTTCCCTTAAACTGCTCTACGAGGTCTTCCTTCAACAGGGCGACGTAATCAACCATCAATCGCCACCTCGATCATCTCTTCATTCGTGTATGCCCGCTGACGCGCAGTGATTTCAGCGCTTCTAACAGGGTAGTCATCAGGCTCCCCTGCCGGGTCTTCCGTGGTGTAGATTCGAATGTCGATGTAGCTGATGCCAGAACAGGCATCATAAAGCTCACTCATAAATTCCTGCGGGACAACGTCGCTTCCGGCATCGAGTAAGTCCATATTCCTCATTACCACTTCGCGCAGCAGCTCAACATAGTTCGGAGGAATGGCTTCGTTCTTTCTGAGCGTAATGCCAAGGCGGAACCAGGTGTAAATCGTTGTCGGGCGATTGAATCGAATCGTGATATCTTCATCATAAGCACCGGCCACGACGACAGCGGTACTACCGAATGTGTTGATGCCACCGGCCTTATTGGCAAGAATCTGCTTGGCGATTTCTGTGGAGTCGCCGCCGTCCACAACAATTTCGATGCTGTGAGGCGGTCTGCCGTATTCATCCCATTCATGGCTGGGGTTCTCATACGGGGCAACGCTTTTTACGCCCTGCACATTGTTCAGAATCGCGCTTCTGATGCTCTCAAGCATCATGGACGATCTGTTGAAAATCTTGTCCGCGTAGGACTGGCGGAACTCAGCGTCCGTCTCTTCATCACGGCCAGCAATGTATGCGCAGCGATTGACAACGCTAAGAAGGCCAGCATCCGCCTTAACGATGTTCGTAATAACACCCTCCGGCAAGAGAATGTCGCCGGTCTCAACCGTGCCGAACACAATCACCGATGTAACGGTGTCAGTCGTCAGGTTTTCTGAGAGGACCAATGCGTTGACTGAGGTCGGGTCATTTGCGCCCAGAATTAACAACTCGTTTGTCTCATCTACCTCCGCAGTAAATCCTGGTTCCTTAATTGCAGACGCAAGGCCGCTCAGAATGGCAACTGCATTCGCTTCCGTCGAGGAATAAGAATATACCGCGCCGTTAATGGCTGCGGTGTAAACATCGCCGCTTTCTGCGGAAGCGACCTTAATCCCAACTTGATTGAACGCGCTTCTGGTGATTTGCCGCGTATCAGTCAAGCTTAGTTGTGTAGTAGGATTCGTAGTAGACGAAATCATCGTGCCGGCTGCAAGAGTCGTACCATCAATACCAGTGCAGTGGATGGGATAGTAGGATTTTGCAGCAGTTTCTCGCGTAGATCCACCGTACTGTGCAGCATTATCCAGGCTTCTGCCTTCCGCAGTCGCAGGATACATGGAGTAGTATATGTCTTCACCGAACTCCCAGAGCTCCGCAGCACGGTCAGCAATGTTGGTGAGCAAATGATTCAAAAACGATTCCGGGTTCTGCCGAGTATTTACGCCCCATCGCTCAGAAAGGTTTTTGTGCAAGTCATCAATAATGGTGTCCAGGCGTTTGATGTTCGGACCGTTCGGGGTCAATCCGTATTCAGGCATACATTTTCACCTCCTCTTTGAAAACCGCTTCTCCAACCGAGCAGGTGTACACAATAGAGATGCAGCGCTGCTTTGGGTCATAGATAAGTACATCTATGTTGGCCGCAGTCACTTCTTTGACCTTCATTATTTCGTCGCGTACTAACTGCCGGATCTTTACTGTGTTCGGGTTCTTTACAAACACTTCTTCAAACCAGGGGAAGCCAAATTCGGGGCCGAGTCTCCATTCATTGAAGATCCAGCGGAGCCTGATAAGCACCGCCTGTCGAACGCTTTGGGTGGTGGAAATATCACCAAGCGCCGAAACCTTGATGTCGCCATCTCGATCGAGCAAGATGTCCAACATTTTCTTATCTCCCCTTTCCTGCTTGAGTGTCGCAAAATTAAATGGCCGCTTGAGGCATCGTACTTTAGACTATCTGTAGGTAAGTTGATGCCATTAGAAAAAGGCCGCGAAAAACGCCTGTAGGCGTTTTGGCGACCTATGTTATGACGGCGAAGATGTCTGTCCGCCGCTGTCTCCTCCGTGTGTATGGGATGCGAGACTGATGCCCCGGCCTTTCACATCGCCGGTGGCTGTGACCGTTCCATTGACAGTAACATTACCGTTTATCACTACGTCTGTAGAGTCGATCTTGACGATGCCAGGTTTTACCGTGACGCGGGTTCCTTTGTTGTCGATCACAACCGCATTGTCGTCATACGCCGCCTGCACCGCAGGGTTCTGTTTCATAAACAGCCCGGGAATGCACATGGCGTTGGTCATATCGAAGCGGAGGTCGGTGTCTGTTTCCTGCCCGAACATCCAGTAGTCAAGAGACTGTTCGGAGATAACGATGAGGCAGCCGTCTCCCGATTTCACAGGGAATGCAATTGTTGCCTGCTGATTTGCGCCCTGCGGGAACACAACGGGGACGCCTGTGATCTGCGGGTAGTCGATGGTCTTTCCGTTCGGCTTCTTGTATTTCAGCGCCGGCTGTACGGTGGCCAGCATCTTGGCCGGGTCGAAGGAAATGATTTTACCAGGCATAGCAGTGTGTACGCCCTTGAGTTCTTTATGGATGGTGTTGGTAATCTGCTGTACAAATTCTTGAAGCATTATCCTTGCACCTCCAACAATCTTGCCGTGCAGATCCAGTCGCCGCTCACGTTGTCGCCCTCCATGTCGATGGAGTACACCCGGAAGTAACCAGTCACGGTCTCCGACTCAACTTTCACATAGTCGTCAATATGAATCGAACCGTTCAGGAAATACTGAACGTCCCATCCCTGCTCATTGGCACCTGTGCTTCCTGATTCCGTTGCAGCTACTTTGGCCGGGATGCCAAGCAGGCCGGTTTCAGCAGAAAGTAGATACACTTCCTTGCTCATCACATCATGAGGCTTCTTTACCTGCATGACACCGTTCTGCAAGCTCCAGGACAGGCCGCAGCAGTTACAACCCTTTGTCATGATATCTCTCGCCTGTCCAACGTAACTGAAGCCATTATGGATGTCCACAAACTCTGCGTTGTAGGAGTAGGACACAGCCACTCCCATTTGTGCGGCCACGTCATCGAAGATCGTCTTCCAATTGACTGTACCGTTGTACGAAACACTGACGTAGGTATCTCGAATCTCCACAAGGTTGTCCACAACCTCGATTTCAGTCTTGCGGTCTGCTCCGTCGTTGGTCGTTGCCACAAAACTGATGATGCCAGAGAAGATGAGGGGCAACACGTTTCCGTAGCCTGCTTTCAGGGTTAGAACGCAATCCTTTTCATTGACGACTGCAAGATGTTCCTTGTTCAGATTCCAGATAGTGACGCGGCCAGTGTTCTGTGTTTCAAGCTCACTCTTCTGAATGGAAAAACTGATATGAAGCGGAACAGTCTGTCCAGGATGGGTCTCCCCAATCTCAAAGCCTGTTCCTCCTCCAGGACCACAAGAGATGCGGTACTGTCTGTCGAAGTTTTTATAACCAGCCATCTCTTGCTCTCCTTTTCAAGCGGTTTCTGTGGTGCATTTGGTGGCCACTTTTGCCCAAAATGACCATATGTATTTATATATAAAAGGTTACGGTTACGGTAAGGTTACGGTTACGGTTATGTCTGGAATTTCCACGGAAAATCCACGGAAATTCCAAGGAAATTCCACGGAAATTCCGTGGAACGTCATCGGACTGTCCTGCGGAGTACCCGCAGGACGCCCAATGACAGGAGGTATAGAAAAAGCGCGGTCTATTTCTCGATCTTCACGGGAGCGAAAATAAACTGCGCACTTCCATCTTTGAAATCGTTCCGCCCTACCCTATCTTTCTTGGTCAAGACAGCAAAGAAGCCATCGGGTATGCTTGTCACGCCATAGAAAACATTGAGCGGAAAACGCGGAACGATTTTTATGCCCAAGACAATGGGGTCATTTTGAGCGGTGTACAGGCTGAACTTCCAGTAATCGCAGGTATCGTTATATGAGAAGCGGAGCATATAAGCTGTCCCGTTCAACACAATACGAGAGATGCTGTCGTTCATGTCCGGCACTTCGATGATGATATACTCCATTCCGGCTCCTTTCAGATGATTCCAAAACTTTTGAACCCATCGTACAAGGTACTGGTCAAAGGTTTTTTGGAAGACGATGAAGTGTCAGGGCCCGAGCTGTTTCCTGTAGAAGTATTAGCAGTTCCAGCAGGGGCACCGGTGTCTCCGCTCTTGCCGTAGCTGTCAGGAATCATCGTTGTGGTCGCCTGGGTAATGCGAATCTTTCGGAAGGAGATCGGGATTTCTCTGGCATAGCCAACATCGACCGATTTGCTAATCGTCATGCTCTCAATCGCCATGTTGGTGTATGAGGTGTCCGAGGTGACGACTGTTACCGGCGTTGCGGAGTAATACAGATCCTGGAGCTGTTTAACTACCGTATCGACGCGGTTCGGATTGTTGCCGTGACGGTGATACCAAGTGACCGGCGTATTGGTGACGTACAAGGTCATGATGAGCGTTTCGGCGCCCAGGATGATAGCATCGCTGACTGAGAAGCCGTTTTCTACGGCGTACTCAGGAACCGTCGCTTCAAAGCCACGGTCTTCATTGATGAGTGCATCGAATTCGATTCCGTTAATGGAAACAGGCTGTTTTGCTCTTGCCATTCAAATCACCTACCTTGCGTATGCGAGGCCACGAGCGAGTTGTGCAGTCACATCCCCTGCGGACTTATCCATCGTAGAGGCGGCGTTCTGCTGAATCGCCCTGTCGCCGTTGAACTCATTATTGATTTCGACGTTCTGGACGATGCTTCTGTTGTTCGTGGTATTGGAAACAGAACCGGCAGTGTTCGTCTTTACAAGGCCGGCTTTTGCCAGGAGTTCCATATTATTGGTGAGCTCGCCTAGCGTGGCCTTGATATTGACAATACCCTCCTTGGTAAGGAGTTCCTTGCTGCCGATCATCTCACCTATGGCATTCTTGAGCTTGGCAAAGCCATCCTTAGCATTGAGTTCATGATTGCCGGTCAGATCGTTAAGGGCAGCCCTGGTATTAGCGAAAATGGCTTTCGTCGCAGTTGCCACATTGCCGATCAGTTTGCTCAGCACGGCGTTGAAATTGTTCAAACTGGCGTTGGCGACGATTGGAACGCTCCCAGCCGTTTTATCCTGCGCGGAGTTTGGTCCGACAGAACCGGCGTTAGCATTCTTGGGAATAACGCCAGTCTGTTCGCTCAGAGCAGCATTGGTATTGGCGATACCATCGTTTGTTATGAGGGCCATATCGCCGGTCAGTTCGTTCAAGGCTGCCTTGATTTTCTCCCTGCCACCCTTAATGCCCTTGCTCATAAGATCGATCATGTCAGGCATATAGGTGTGGAAGTTGCTCAAGGGGCCATCCTCCGGTTCCGAGAAACCGAGGAACGACTTGATTTTGTCTGCGACGTCTTTCACTGCATCGCCGACATGGCTGATGGCGTTTTTGATGCCGTTTACGATACCCATGACAATGTCCTTGCCCCAGGTCAGGGCCTGCTCGGGCAAGGCGCGAATCCACTCGATGGCTGCGGCGAAGCCTTCAACGATGCTGTCTTTGATGTTGACGACTGTATCGCGGACGCCCAGGACGATTCCGTCGATGAAGTTTCGGAATCCCTCGAAATTTTCATACAGATAGCTGAAAATTCCGGCGAACGGATTGATGATAAACTGGACAATGCTCTGCCAGTTTGTGCTCTGGAAGATGCCGACGATGCCGTCGAACAAGCCATTAAAGAAGCCGACGATCGGATCGATAACTTTCGTCTTGAACCAGTTTCCTGCTCCGCTCCAGACACCTTTTATCCAGTTCCAGCATCGGGACGCCGCATCCTTGACTTTGTCCCAATTCTTAACCAAAAGGGCAATAATTGTAATGAGGGCGGCAATGGCAGCAACCACAAGACCAACAGGGCTTGTGATGAAGCCGATCACTGCACTGACTGCTGAGATGGCTCCGCTTAATGTGGCGATAATAGGAACAGCAATAGCAATCGCGGCGGCTACTACACCGATTGCTTCGCCAAGGGCGTACATGATTTCCTTGGCATCTTCGCTGCCGGTTATCCAGCTCATGAACGACACAATGGCGTTGGCGATGACGCCAAGGACTTTGCCTATACCGCCGAGAATTTCGTCGCCCCACTCTGCCCAGAAGGAACGGATTCCCTCAAAGAGCATTTTGAATACCGAACAGAATCCTACCCACATAGGAAGAACTGTGTCTCGTATTCCTCGAAATACTGTTACAAGCTTTTCTCGAAGTCCGTCTGCATCGATACCTGCTTTTTCAAGCAATGAACCGAAGATCGAGTCGCCGCCCTTCATGAAGACGATAAAGTCTTCGATCAGAAGCGCAAGTAGTATTACGGCGGCAGCAATACCGACAATTTTGAGCCGTGTTAGAGATAGTGCTGTTGTCAGCTTATTGATGTTGGTTATAAAGACTGCCAACTTATTCAAAGCGGCAACACCAAAGACAGCTCCCGCAGCTAGTGCTATCAGTTTATAGACTTTTTCGATGCCACCTAATTTATCACCTAACCAGACAACGCCATTGCGCACTCGGGTTAAGACACGAAGCAGCCCGTCAAAGCCCTTTACCATAACGGTAGATAGGGTCTGCGTCAGTTGAATTGCATCATTGGTGTCTGCCAGCCAAAGACCCCACTTGTTACGGATCACGGTCATAGCATCCGTAATGGTGGTCTTTACATTGCCGAAGCTGGCTTGTATAGAATCAGCGTTGTTTACAAATGCGTTCTTCAGATCTGTGACAGTAAATTTACCGTCCTGCGCCATTTTCTCAAGCTGGTCGGATGTCGTGCCGAGCTGCCTGTTCAGCAGTTCAACTGCTTCCGGGGAACGCTCAAGGAGCTGGTTCAGCGTTTCGCTGTCGATCTTGCCTTTGGCAAACGATTTGTTGATGGCTTCCATCAGGCCAGCAATTTCCTCATTGGTTTTACCGGCCGTCTTGAAGAGCATCGTCGCTGCATTATTAAACTTAATTGCCTCGTCTACATTTCCGAAGAGTTCCTTGTTTTCTTTGACGAGGTTGGAGACCACTTTAGAGGTCTGTGCGTACTGCGAACGAGTGGCAGTTGCAGCTTCAAGGATTTTCTGCTGAATCTCGGCCTGGTTGCCGAGTTCACTTGTGGAGTTGCGGATCTGGTCTTTGACTCTGTTGAATTCTTCAACAAGAGCGTTCATAGAAGTGAGGCTGAGGCCAATGCCAATGGCGCCCAGGACGCGGGTGGCGGTGCTCTTAATCTTGCTGAATGTGTTATTGACCTTCTGAACGTCGCCGTTGTTCACTTTAAAGCCAATCACATTACTAAACTCGGCAAGAGTCAAATCAGATCACCTCTTTCTTTTGTGGATGTCGGCAAAAGATTGACTTTGCCTAAAACCGTTGGTAAAATAATGCTCTCAGAATCACATGGAACAAGAATTGACCAAGGGGCTGAAGAACATGGGTAATATCTTTCACATCGATGCGTCAAATAACGCAATTCCCTTGCGCGAAGAGAAATACGAGTCCGAAAATCTGCTTCAGGAATTGATTGAAAAACATCCTAACATCCTTGCCGGCGAACAGATATCGCCGGATGAGCCGAGGAAGTGGATTCTTATCTCCCGCGAGATGGGAGTCCCTGGTCAGGAAGATGGCCGGGATCAGTGGTTCTTAGACCATCTATTTATCGATCAGGACGCTACGCCGACCTTTGTCGAGGTGAAGCGCAGCACTGATACCAGAATTCGCCGTGAAGTTGTCGCGCAGATGCTGGACTATGCGGCCAATGCAACTGCATATTGGCCGACCGAGAGGATTCGAGAAGCCTTCGAGTCTGGCCTTTCCTCCCCTTCATCTGTGCTTTCGAACAGGTTGGGTGTGTCGCCTGAGGACGAAGATCGGTTCTGGGAAAAGGTTGAGATTAATCTCCGCCTTGGAAAGCTCCGTCTAATGTTTGTCGCAGACGAAATACCGGCATCATTACAACGGATTATTGAGTTCTTGAACAGTCAGATGGTAGATACCGAAGTTCTTGGTCTGGAAATCAAACAGTATGTTTCAAGCAACAAGCAGAGAACCCTTGTGCCAAAACTGATCGGTAAGACTGCCGCTGCAGTCCAGGTCAAGAAGACGAATAACTTCATTTGGACTGAAGAAATCTACCTGGAACAAGTCGAAAAAGTCAGTGGCGAAGCCGGCAGAATTGTTTGTGAAAAACTATTACAGGATTTCAAATCTTTGGGATGCAAAATCCGATGGGGCAAAGGACTTGTTCAGGGCGGATTCACTGTTTCAAGTTGCGGGAATCATGCGCATCGGCTTTGTTCTGTTTATTTCCACAAACATGATACGAAGGTCGAAATGCCTTTCAGTGAATACATCCCGCCCTATAATGATGGGGAGTATAAGAAATCTCTGATTGCAAAGCTCAACGCTATTGAAGGCTGCAACATTCCCAGCAATCCGTTACGGCCTTCTTTTGATTGCAGACTGCTGATAGACGGTTCCGCCTACGACAGATTTATTGCAATTATCAAAGACATGGTCAATGACATCAATTCATATGAGGCACAAGCTGAAAATTCCTTTTCGGCAAATTAACATCATACATAATTGGCCCACCCAGCGGTATTCGTTGGGTGGGTTTATCTATTTGTCTGAGCCTTGAGTTCTTCGGAGCGGAAGTATTCGATATCCTGCTCCATACGGAACAGCGCGTAGAGCTTCAGAGCTTCTTCCAATGTGTAATGGTGGTCAAGCTCCATCTTCGAGGCGAGCTTGGCTTTGATGAGGACATACATCCTCATTTCCAATTCGGAGAAGTAACTGAGGTCTAGTTCTCCGTACCGTTGGTACTCGGAGTCACCTTCTCCAGTAGACCTTGCAGGCCGCCAAATCGGGCTCCGAGCTTCTTGAAAAAACTGCCGAAGTTTAATCTGATGACCTCGAAGCAAAGGATGAACATATCCTGCAATTCGCCGCAGAAAATCTCGTTGGCCAGGTCCATCGTGAGGATTTCAGGTCGGCCTGTTTCGGGGTTTTCTACGGAAATATTCTTGTTGTCGATAAGGAGCTTCTTCATCAGCCGCTCGACCTTATCGCCGGAAATGGATGAAAATGCATCAGAAATTGCGGGAAGCGCAGTGTCGATTTCAACATCCATGATATTTTCAGTGTCATTGCCAACAATGGCAGAAAGGCCGGACAGGAGCGGAGAGACAAGCGCTGCCAGCTCACCGCTGAGATTCGCGGCCGTGAATGCGGCAAACGGGCGGATATAAAAGATGTTATCTCCAACCTGTTTGTCAAATACATCCATTCTTTTCATATTGATTACCTCCTGATTATGGGGCCGTCCCCCTTAGACTGCCCAATGTGGGGAATGGGGAGCAAGTGCTCCCCACCCGTTCAGAACATTACTCAGTCAGAATGCCTGCGCCAGTGTGAAGTTCCCACTCACGATTGGCGGACTCTCTGCCAAAGCCACGAGATGCGGGGCGGATCGGCCAAGCAGCTTCGGAGCTGAAAACCAAACCGCCCTTCAGGTCTTTCACCAGGATCGGGAACATGCCGTCGCCGGTCTTGATGTCCTGAGCCAGCTTCTGCTGGAGGAAGGAATTGCTGTCGGAAGTCTGAAGCACCGTCACCTTTACGATGTAGGTATCGTCGGGACTGATACTGCGAACGATTTCACCGTCACAGCCGACCTTCTTGGTAACGCCATCGCCGTTGGGGTCGATGGTAACGAAGGTGTCTTCGGCAAAGCCGGTTACGATGTGATTGCCCAGGGCAATTGTGACTTCCTTGGGGTTGTAAGTCTTAATCTGTCCCATCTGCAAATCCTCCTTTCTTACATTTCGTAGGTCAGGCTGCCGGTGATTTCAGCGAAATGAATTGCACCAGCCAGTCTGGCCTTAAACTTGCAGTTGTGGAGTTTGCGGCCTGCTCTATCCGCAGGAGCGATGCTGGAAGCCAGCGGGACAGAAGTAACAAAGCCGGGGATGGGGTTGCCATCCGCATCGAACTCGTCTTCTGCAATGCCGCCAACATTCTGACCGCGCTTCAGAGAGGCCATCATCTGGTTCTGAACCAGAGAAATACCAGCATCGGTGAAGGGCACCTTCGGGCGGGTAAGGAACAGATTTACGACAGCAACCTGCATATCGTTCTTCTGCCAGTCGCGGAAGCGGATAACGTCCGCCCACTCACCTGCCGCGACCTTGCCGTTCATACTGATGTTCTTGTTGCCGACCGTAATGAAGTAATTCAGATTGGCTTCCGCGAGGGCAGTCATTTCTGTCACGGTCAGCTCAGAGGGATAAACGGAAGCCAGAGTCTTGAACGCAGCAGTTTCACTGCCGGACTCATAGTTGAGCCACTTAGCAACCCAGGCGACGTTCATGTAGCGATTGGCTTCCGGGATATCATCTTCGGCCTGCTCGGGATTCTCGCGGCCGTAGATGCCCATGGAGCGGTAGTAAGCATTGCCGACAGTGGGAACGTCGGAATCTTCACCGGCGCCGAAGAAGCCCATTTCGGTGTAGCAGAACATCTTTTCCTGAGTTTCAATGCAGGCGGCGATGTCTTCGAACTTGGCGGGATCAACGCCGGCAGGGCAAAGAACATACCAGCCACTGGTCGCCAAAGCTCTCTGGACGGTGATGACAGGATCTTCCAGTTCAGCTTCGGGAGAATCGACCGGCTCCATTTCCTCAGGCTCAACGGCGACGGGAGTGGTGCTGGGATAATCGATGCTGATGACGTAGGTCACTTCAGGAGAGCCTTCCTTGAAAATCTTCATTTCAAAGACAACGGGCTCATCGCCCTTCTCAAGAGCCAGCAGGCGAGCATCGTACTCTGTCTGCTTGAAGTGACCGTAATGCTCTACGGTGATTCCGTCGATGGTGGCGGTATAGCCATTCTCGACGAACTCAGCCAGAGCCTGGAACAGACCGTGACCGTCTGCTTCAGCAAACGGGACAGTCAGGGTGACGTCAATACGGCGGGCGTCCAGATTCATGTCTACACTGCAACCGACCATTTCGTATGCACCGACATGATTGCCAAGCGCAGAATTCATGGCGGCGATCGTTTCCGCAGCAGCCTGAGCAGCCGCGGTGCGTCGCTGAGTTGCAATGTAGATGGTGTGAGGCGTGGGGCTCTGCGCGAATGCAACTCGTGCAGCAACACCGACAGGGTCAGCGCCATCGCCGCTTACGATAAAGCCGGCGTCAGACACTTCGTTGATGTTGGAATAAGCACCAACATCCGGTGCAGTGTGGTCTCCTTTCGGTGCAGGCCCTAAGATCAGGAGATTGTCAAAGCTCGTACCATCAACAATCGGAGTTGCGATGTCGATGTCAACATTGGCAATCAGATCAAAGTTTTTACTCATTGCCTGTTTCCTCCTTGATTTCAACTTCGGTAAAGTAGCCAGCATCTTTCTCGGCCAGTTCTTTGCTTCCACCGCCACTGGAGTTCCCGCTGAAGCTCGGGACGATGATGGAACCGTCATCTTCATTGTTCTTATAGCGGCCGGTCGAACTGGTCGTCGGTGCAGGCTCTTCGGATGTGTAACCGCCAGCTCCTTCCGGATAAAGGATGCTATCTTCATCGAGAACAGCAACAGAGCCAACGGTGCGCTGGGTGAAATAGAACAGGACATTCAGCCGAGAGCGATACTCATAGTTGTTGTCGTTCACCAAGCCGGTGAGGTCCTGTGCTTCACCATCGATCAGAATGCTGAAATCGTTTTTCTGGCACCATTCGATGGTGTAGGGTGAGCCCAGAAAATCAGCAAGGTCGAGGATGTCGTCCAACGCTGTGTTTTCATAGGCGATAATCGCACCTGTTTCATCATCGATCACGGGTTCTCCGTGAGTGAACAGGTCGATGGTAATGGAAATGCGGGACAGGTAATGGCCCACCAGATACCCGTCAACCATCTTGTAGACAGGGTTTTGATGGCGATTTACATTACCCGTGGTGATAGACACAAGAGGCAGTGCCGACTTTGCAACGCGGCTTTGCCGGGAAAAGATGACATCTGCACCGGAAAAGTAATCCTGCAAATACTGCCGGAAGAGGTTTTTCGCCTGAGATAACTTCATGCGCCGCCTCCCTCTGTGCCGCCTGAAGCCGGTATCGGAGCGCCCAACGGTGGCTCCAGATCTGTCGTTTTGCCGACATCCGTTGGGCAGAGAACGAACTGATAGTTGTAGTGCGCCAGGATCGTGTGATCCCACATCTGGCAACTCACACACTCATACCAGTCGTCGTGGTAATAGAGCAGATCGCCCTTCTGGTTCTGTTCTTCATTGGCTACTTTCAATTCGATTTCGCCGTGTGCCTCAAGGCGTTTAATGTGACGCTGGCCCTCAGGAAGAGCCTGCATTACATCAGAGCCGACAGGATGGACATTCAGGCTTGCCACAAAGTCTTCATTGCCGGAAACGAGATAGCCCTTGACTACGCGCTGTGTTCCGAACCGCCGAATCCAGTAGTTCTTGTTAAACAGTCTGATGTTCAAGGTCTCACTCCTTCTTGATGACGTAGTTGACGTTCTGTCGCATGAAGCCTGTGTCGATCAGAGGTTGCTCAGAACCTTTCTTCTTGATGGTGGATGGTGCGTTGGGTTCGAAGTCGCCGTTAACGATTTCCTCTTGTACCAGACCTCTCGCAAATACGCCGAGCTGTTTGAGAGCCTGCTCTGCGCTACCGCCGGTCGAAACCGTTTGATAAGCGTGAGCGCAAGCCTGTTTCAGTTCAGGTTCGTGATTTTCGAAGCTCTGCTTCATAAAAGGGCGCGGCGGCCTGTCGGAACTGCCAAACTCATTGTAGGCAGCTACATCGACCAGATCTGTGCCGTCTTCGTAGGCGTTCTCCCCTGCCTGAAAACCAACATGGATGGTGCTCTCAATGAGCTTGTTGATTTCAGCCATAAACTTTTTCCCCTCGGGGGTGAGTTTTGCACCTTCAAAATTGAAGTTTGCGGGCATGAGGTTTACACCTCCTCTTCACCACTAACATGAATCGGTACGATGACCGATCTGCGGAGCTGGAGATATTGGACGCCGTATACTGTCAGGCCGAGTTCGGCATCCGCTGCGAGGTTGGATGCCTGATTTGCTCCAAAGCTGATGCTACTGCCGCCCTCGGATACGCTTCCAACAGCGAAGCCGATGCCGATAGTTCCAAGATCTCCAAGCGGACTTTCGCCGTAGCCGGCCATCTTCAGCTTGTGGCATACGAGATAGGCAATGCCCTGCTCATATAACTTGCCAAACTGCTTTCTGCTCACCATGGGACGGACAACTTCGATCCACTTTTCGAGGTCTGCCTCCTTAACGGCTGCAAACTCCGTCCCAATCATGCGGATAATCTCAATGGCCGTCATCGCTGTCACTCCTTACTGATTCTGAGCACCTGCTGCGGCAGCAGCTTTTGCAGCAGCTTCAGCAGCAGCCTTAGCTTCCGCCTCGGCCTTTGCCTTGGCCTCTGCTTCAGCCTTAGCCTTTGCTTCGGCTTCCGCCTTGGCTTTCGCCTCAGCCTCGGCCTTAGCCTTGGCATCGTTCTTGACCTTGGGCTCCTCTACAACGGCCAGCAGACCCATTTTGATAAGGGTCGCAACGGACGGAGCATTAGCCATGGCCTTGGAAACTTCCGTAGTGGCGTCGGGCAGAAGAACGGTGGTGCCCACGCTGATGATTTTCGAACCGATATTCTTAATTTTCATTTGTTTGACCTCCAAATAATTACCAGAATGAAGCAGAGGGATTACCAAACGGCAATCCCTCTGCACAAAAAATCAGGAAACGCCGACAGCGATCAGGCAGGACAGCGGGTAGTACACGATGACGCCAGCGGTGCGGGCTTCACACGGAACCACGATTTCCAGATTGCGGGCCTGGAGCGGATACTGATAGAACGGCATCGGATTCTCCAGAGACAGCTTGCGAATGTCATTCTTGAACAGGAAAGCAACGCCCTGGCCGTTGGCGGCATAGGGGTTGGTATCCACACTGTCGCTGTCCAGCTCAGCGGTGGACACAATGTCCTTCAGGTAGGGAGCGTGCTCCAGCAGGAATGCCTTGACAGTGGTGGAAGTATCCTTGATGCGGCGGGTGCTGATGTCCATGTAGACATCGGACGGGACGCACAGAGTATCGGGGCGCTCCACGTTCTTGGTCACGCGGGCAACCTGCTTCTGCATACCGTTGATGTCCAGCAGGATCTCGTCAGCAGTCTTGTCCAGCCAGGTGCTGGCGCCGGACTCGGCACCGACGCCGATGGTGAACAGGGGGATGTTCTGGCCTTCAGACAGAACGCCCATCAGGCCGAAATCCTTGTCACCGGCCCAAGCGATCTGGTTGGTCAGGCGGTCGATCTGGTAGCGAGCGGACTCAGCCTTGCGGACATCCAGAGACTTGCCAGCCAGACGGGAGGCCCTCATTTCCTGAGCGGAGTAGCCGTAGCTGTCGCCGATGGACTTGATGATAGCCAGAGAGGGCTTACCATTCACGTCAGCACGGGGCAGATCGGTGGAATAGTTGTCGATGACCTTAGCCAGGCCGGCCTTGTCATAGGTGTAGTAAGTGATGGTCTCAGCACCGGAGTCGGCCTCGGAGCTGATCGGGAACAGAGACAGAGCGGTGAGTTCAGGGTACTCGACATCATAGGACTGAGCCTTGATGTAGTCCAGCTCACGGGCAAAGAACACGGAAGCGTCTTCAGCGCTGTCAAAGCGAGTGCCTTCGGAAGCCATGATGGCGGCCGGAATGGCGGAGTTTCTCAGCGTCTTCAGCTCGACGCTATCGTAGTGGGTGTGCTGCTGCTTCTTCATTTCAGTTTACCTCCTTATTACTCCTGGGCCTGATTGAACAGCTCAATCATGGCGACCTGGGCGACAGTGTCGACACCACTCAGGAAGCGGGCCTTGATGGCGATGGTAGTGCCTTCAGCTTCAGCGTTGGTGAAGCAGCCGGCCTCATCACCGGAAACGATCAGATGAACAGCTTCGCCGTAGGCGGGCTCAACATCGGCAGCGATGCGGCCATAGATGCGACCGTAGCGCATAACACCGACAGAGGCACCCTTACGAACGGACAGCTCGCCGTCCATGTTGTACTCGGTGGTGCGGTTGTTTGTAGCGATACCCTCGAACTTGTCGACGGTAGCGCCGGCGGCAGGGACGTTGATGCCGTGGCCGGGGTTCTCCCCCTGCACGACACCCATGCCGAACTTCATGATGCCGTTGGCAGCCTCGTTGATGAAGCTATCGACAGCGTAGGGAGCCAGGTCGACGATGCCGCCGGCATGGCCCATGGGGGTGTTATAACCGTATCTGGTCTGAGCGCTCATATTACTTGTCCTCCTTTTTATTCATCTGACGGTCGATCATGCGCTGACGAGCATCAGCGGAAGAGGAGCCGTCACTCTCGTCTTTGCGAGAGTCCTTGTTGAACATCTGGCGCTTCTGGTAATCGGTGTCCTTCTGGGAACGGGCATTCACATCAGCGATGGCGTAGTCATACGCGGCGTTGATGTAGGCTTCGCTCTTGCCGTCCAGGTTCATGGTGGGACGGACTGCCAGAATGATCGCCTTCTTGGCGGCGGAGATACTCATGTTCTCCAGGCCGTCCATATTCAGCTTGCGGCCCAGAAGACCGAGCTGGATGCGCTGACGAACGATGGCGTCAACAGAGTCCACATTCAGTACGGACTTGCCGACCTGAGCGGCGTTGGTGGACGGGACCACATCATCATCGTCGTCCATTTTGTCGCAGTCGTCATTGGCAACGGCAGCGCCAATCACAGGCTCATCTTCCTCGTCCTCAACGACTTCAGCCGGAGTCTCCACAGCGGGAGTCTCGACGACTTCCTCAGCGTCGACCTTCTGGAAGTCTGCCTGAGCAAGCAGCGTGTCGATGATATCGAACAGAATGCCCATATCTTCGTCCTGCTGGGCAATAACGCCCTTGGCGGTGTCGACATCCTCGGGATCGCCTTCCTCATCTCTGCGGTCACGGCGGTCCTTCACAAGCTGGACCTTCTCTTCGGGAGTGACTGCTTCTTCAGCAGCGGGCTCTTCGTCCTTAGCGACGACGGGTTCGGTGACAGGCTCTGCGGTGGGCTCGACCTCAGAGTCTGCCTTTGCGGCAATGCGCTCGGCACGACGAGCCTTGTACTCTTCGATTGCCTTGGCGAACTCCTCCGGGGTCAGAGTGCCGTCGGTGCGATGAGCCTTGGTCTGTGCCTGGGGGGTGGTGGTTTTGCTCATGACTTTTCCTCCTTTAAGAGTGTTATCTGGGTCGCGGCTGTCAATATTCAGCCGTGCCTGCTCACCGGCTCTGGCCTCGCGGACAAGTGCCAAGTGATTGATGCGGATGTTTCTCTGGATGGCGTCATAGTGCTGACCTTCCCATTCGCCGGGATTCTCCTCCAGATCGAGGTTGTAGCCGAGCGACAGCTCTTTTAAGCCGGCGTCCTGCATTCCGTCGGTGTCATGGATGATGATTTCAGCACGAACGTCATCATTACTGCGGTATCCCTCGGTCAGAATCGTACCGATCTGGTTCTCCTTCACATTATCCTTCGTGACAAGCCCTGCGTCATGAGTGATAATGATAGGACGTCCCTTATACGATTTCAGACTTTCGGGATCAAAAACATCCTCAGGGAGTCGCAGCTCCCGCCTGATGCTTCCATCAGGGTTCTGATATTCGAAGATACCTGTGCTGGTCAGAATCGGCCGATCCACAAGGTAGCCTTCGGGCGTGAAATAAGTCTGGCCCAGCGGCAGGCTGTCCAGACGAATCACCTTACTGAGTTTCGGGGTCATCAGTTCCCCTCCCTTTCGAGATTTTCGAATCCGAATTAGTCGGTCGGATCGCTATTATCGGCGTCTTCCGCCGTTTTCGCATGGTTCAGATCTCCCTCAGCAAAGACGCTGCCCTCACCGTCGGTGTTGGTGACTTCCTCGCCAAAAGACAGCAGCTTTGTAAGCTGAAGAGTCAGTACCTGCGCATGTTCCATTTCGTCCAGAAGCAAGCCTTCATAGACTGATGCAATGCCGGTATCGCTCTGCTCCGCTTCCTGGATCGACAACACCAGGGACTCAATCTGTTCGCAGACCTTGCCGAGCTGGCGGCTCATACCCATGATTGCAAATGAGTTCTTCACAGCTTTCGCTCCTTTCTTCAGAATTGGTGCAGGTGCCAATGGCTTTGCCAACGTCACTTGCCATATTTGTCTCGATGAAAGGTATCCTCCCATTCGTAGAACTTATCTCTGGTCACAACATCCAGCTCGCACTTTTTCTTACATCGTTTCGTCGATGCTTTGCAAATGCAGATGGTCTTGCCCTTCTTCACATTGACGTAGACTCGAATCTTTTCATGTGTTTCCATGTCGGTCATTCCTTTGGTAATGTTTATACAGGCATAAGCGGTGAGCCTGAGCGGTCATATTGGCTTTTCATTGGTAGGTCAATTGTGTCGATGTCGAACACCGGAATTGCTACGCATCTACAAGCAAAATCCTCGCCGGGATTGCAGCGTCGGCCCGTGTAAATCCTGCCGGCGCTCTTTGTTTCATACCACATCTCAGGCGGCTCATCCCAGGAGAACACCTTCCCGTTCAAATCATGGTGGCATTCACGCACTCTCGAATCGTGCGAGTCAGACCACCGATACTTGGTGCAGCCTGCGTCCTGCTGCTGCATCTTCGAGATCTGAGCGTTCAGCGTCGAAACCTGGTCACGAGCAAGAAGCTGTGCCTTTCGGCGCGATAGCTTGTACTCTTCCTGGATTGCTCGGGCAATATCAGTGAGCGTAGAACCTCTCCGATAACCGTTCAACACGATTCGCTGCATCTCGCCAAGTGCCTCGGTCGGGATGCTTTTTATCTTCAGCACGTTTTCATCCACCCAGCGGCGTAAGGCCGCTTCGTAGAATTCGGCGCTGTAATAGTCGTTCATAAGGTCGATGCCAAGTGTTTCGCGGACCACCCTTTTCCACTCTCTGAGCGAGGTGTTCTTAGTCATCCGTGAAATCTTGTCAACAAGTTCCGCGAGGCCGTAAGCAGACATTTTCTGCTCCAGCTCTTCCGCGATCTTTTGAAAAACGCGGCGGACTTCTTCCTCCTGATCGCGGAGATCATCATATCTGGCGTCCACCCGTTGCGCTTGCTTATACGACGCAAGCAGCTCCGGCAAATAGTCTGCCAGAGTCTTGTTCAGCAGCCGCATATAGCCGTTCGTTACTCTCTTGAACTCGCGTTCCGCCGAGTCCGGGTACTGAGGGGTTCTTTTGCTTTTAATGCTGCTGTGACCGTAGAACTTGCCCTTGACAGCCTTTTTTACCATCTCCTGGTGTTGGAGTTTGTTCAATGGTTTTCCCCCTTTCCCGGTTGTTTAGAGAGGTTTGACGGGGTCTTTTGGAGCTGGTGGACGGACTCGAACCGACGACCTGCTGATTACAAATCAGCTGCTCTACCAACTGAGCTATACCAGCGTTGTTACATAAAAGAAAGCGGGGCAGCCTTTCGGCCGCTCCGCTTCTATTATTGGGTTGTGTAGAGTTACTAGTCGGCGTCAGAAGCACCGACCAGCTTGGCGACAATCTCGCCATCTACCTCGATATGAACGGTCTGAGTCTGGCAGATGTTGATGTAGTCGTCGAGATTCACTTCAAACTGTTCAAGAGTTACTTTAAGCATCGGCTGCTTCCTCCTCGAAAATGCGTCCATGTCGTCTTAGTCATCAGGAAAATCAGGCCGCCATCCAGCAGCATACTTTTCTTTGTACTGATTCAAACTGAGTTCATTCGCACAACACTCTTCGTCGGGATTATCCAACTGGTATGCGTCGTCCTGCCATCCGCACTCATCGCAGATGTCGTAGGAATCTCTATGCTCAAACTCATATTTCCCGCAGACGGGACACAGATGCGGTCCGCGATTTCCCATCACTTGTCATCCTTTCAACTACCTGTTTTGGATTCAGTGGCCTTTTTATTTTGGAAAACTCTGTTCGCTGCTGCAATATCGACGGCGCCTTTCTTCCTATTGTATCTCAGATGGAAACAGGTTTTTATAGCTCCGCCGGGGACTCCAACTGCAAGCTCGCCGGTTTTGGTGTTGAAGCGGTAAATCTCGCCGTCTTTGGAAAGAAATCCATCGATGTCACCACCGCACGGTTGCTTGAGGAAATCAATTGCGTGTTGAACATACTGTTCTTCATTAAGGCCGGAATACTCATGGCCGTGGGAACGGAAATGTTTCTTCCGCTTCTTCTTATCCGCGAAGTCAAGGCAAGGCGTGTTTTCGCCGTTTGCGGAAGGTTTCGGCGTGGAGCCACCTATCTTTCCGGGACGACCTCCATGGTTGTGGTTGCCGGAATTGCTGTTCCCTTCGTCTGAGTTTTCCTCTATCGTTATCGTAGCTGTTCTTGCGGATTTGTCAATAGATTTTTCGGAAATATTCGGATTTGTTGAGCCGTCGGTATTTCCTTTTTGACGAATGGTAATCATAGGGTACTCATTGCCATTCGGAGCTGTATAAGTTCCTTTCCCAACTACTTCGAATTTTCCTCCGACGAAGCTCTCCTCCTGTGACGTGGCATAGGCGCCTGCATAGGGAGAAACATCGAACTGTTTCGTAGCTCCGACAGTCTTGAACACAACAGGATCTTCCATATATGCGTACTCATCGGAGTTTTCATCCAGCATCGAGTTTGTTACTTTCGAGTTCCTTGTAAAGCTCCGAAGCTCGCCATTGAACTGCAATTCTTGCCCGACTTCAGCAGAGGAAGCCGTGAATCTGCTTTCTTCAATCCGATACAGAGGCTGATCGGTTTCGGACATATTGTTCTTTATGAACTCGATATCGTCTTTCTCTAAAATGTCTCCAACAGAGTATCCGCCTCCGACAAAAGATTCCATTCTTGAAGCAAAGCCCTCAGGTTCAATTCGCTCACCTGAGCCCTTAACATCAAGGGAGCTTTCTTTTGTGTCTTTGTCAGATATAACATGAGCGAGCTCTTCTTCGGACAGGGACCTTCCGCTATTCGGCGAAGTCCAATTTCCGTCGTCGCCAAGTTCAAAGGTGTCGTTGTAGGTTTCATCCATATCGCGGTCGTAGACCGATACGGTTACTTTCGAACCTTTTCCGCACTTCTTTAGTTCGGAAGTGACTTCACCGCTTGTCTTGCTTCCAAGATTGTTTTCTCCGCCATTGGGAGCAGAGCCTCCCACCTGGCCGGGTACGCCCTCGTGGTTATGGTTGCCGCTATCGGGCCCCCCGTCCTCTTCAAAAGGGCAGACGCAATCCTCCAGCACTTTGAGGCCATCCGCAAACGGTTGAAAAAGCGATGCCGCGAGGTCATGGATTTCTTCCAGAGTGCGGAACGTAGGATTGGTCATCTCCAGATCTACACAATCCGGTTCGCCCTCATAATCGGTGCAAAGGAACAGATACGGAGTCAGGCCAGTGTCGGGCTCAACAGGGCCAGTCCCGATCGGGATGAGTGCTTTCGGGCTGATGCCGAATTCCTCTTCCGTTTCGCGGAACGCTGCCTGTTCAGGGCTTTCGCCCTTCTCGCCATGACCGCCAGGACCACAAATCAGACCGTAGCCGAAGTCATTGTGGCGAGTTCCTGTCAGGATCTTGCCCTCTGAAACCACGAGGACGCCCACAGAAAAGGGTTTCCCTTCCCCTTGGGTTGAGTTATACCCTTCTGCGTTATCTTGGTTTTCCGCCCTTTTAGCGGATTTTTGCGCCGCTTCTTCGGCCTGTTCGACCTCTTCTGCGCTCATATCCTGAGGCAGTTTCGTAGCCGCCGGAGCATTGGCAGGAGCGCTGCCTTCTGTACCGGGATCTGTGGCATGGGCGTTAATGTCAACACCCTGAGCGTACTGAGCGAAATCACCAGACTCGAAGATGCTAACCGGGTTGGTGCCCGATGCCTCCATGCCGGTGTATGCGGCCATCAGATCGTCCTCATCTTCATATTCGTCCAACAAGGTTTCGATGTCGAACTCGCTGCTGTCAGCCAATTTGCGGCGGACCTCAGACGGGTCAACTGCTTCCATGCCGACGTAAATCTGAGCAGTCTGGGCTCTTACCTGGGCAGTTGCCGCTTTCTGCTGGTCAAGAGTGGCCTTTTCGGTATCACTCATAGACCACAGCGGATTGAATTCGATCTTGATTTTTGGCACTTCATCCACTTCACCGGATGCAATGCCCGCTTGAAAGACGATGGAGAGCAAATACCGCAGGTTGCTCTTAATCATTCTTTTCTGGATGCGCTCGACGAAGTTGTACCAGTTTTCCAGATCGCTCTCGCCAGTTGAATTCATGCCGGCCGGAGAACGACCGAACAGAATGGTCTGGGGAATGTTGGTCAACGCCGACAGATAGTTGCAAGCAGAGTCGATGACGTCAGCAACGCCAGAGAACTGGAAGGAACGGAAGTCATAATCTTCGCCTTCGCTGTCAATGGTGATGCTGTTCATCATGCCGCGAGCCATGTCGATTGTCTGAAGTCTGCGGAGCACTTTGCTCTCGCCTTCTTCAGTAGCCAACTCAGCAGCCAGGTCTTTCATCTTATAGACCGGCTGAACAGATCTGTCGAGCATTCTAGGTGCGCTGCGATGTGAAATCTCAGCGTCCTGGATGGCCTTGTGGATGCGGATGTATTCAGGCATACCCCAGAACTGGTAGATGGAGTTCGTAGAATTCTCGGGCAAAATGCCGTTCTGGAAAACTAGGCAACGGCTCTCATGTACCGTAAAATTTCCGTATCTGCTATATACGGAGTAGAATTCAGGCATACCGAGACGACTGCCGCGAGTGCGGAACGGATCTCTCGGGTCATAGTGGAACATGCTCTCATAATCAGGCTGGATAACTGAGCGATCATAAACACGAATGTCGTCAATGGACTTGATGTGCTTCCAATCCAGAGGCTCCTCCAGACCGTGGCCGTCATTGATGAGCATGACAGCAATAGAGCCGCCAAACAGACGCGCCCACTTGATGGCAGTCATGGCAGTTTCTTCCCAATCAAGCTCGTCAAGAGCTTCCTGGTAAAACGATTCGACTTCCTCATCCGATACATCACTCAGCGTGAAGCCGTGTTTCAACGCCTCTTCCGCAGGGGCGTCGATGATTTTGGCGAACAGGCCATTGCCCTCATAGAACATTGTCAGGGACTCATCTGGAACGGTAACTTCGGGCACAAAAATGTACCGCTCGTGGCTGTCCTTTTCAGTGCCGTATCGGTTCAGGAGGTTCATATAGCCGTCAGCACGGTATGGTCTGACCGCCTTGCCGGCCTGCTTTTCCAGAAGTCTGGCGTAGGCCATCATGCGGTCTACCTGCTGCTTTTTCTTATCGCCCATTTGCTCTCACCTCTTCTTGCTGTTGTCAGATCAGATTGCTGACGTTGAATACATTCTTGGTCTCGATCTCCGCAAAGCCGTTTGCAGAGGCGTCGACCATATCTTTGAACTTACTGTCAGGGAAGTTCTCAAGCTGATACAGATACTCTTCGTTCCAAGGGCCGTACAGGATGTCAAAGTTACCTGCCTGCCACTGTGCAGCCATAGGCTCAGCTCGGGCCTCCTTGCTGCCGGTTTCTGCGACCGCTACCACATCGAAGCCTGCAAGGAACTTGATGTAGGATTCCGCTTGCTCCTTACCGGCTTGGCCGGGGTCCTTCGGGAGGCGGATGCGGACACGCTTATATGCTGCGCGGTCTGTCTGTGCCGTCAGCTTAATCAGCTTTCGCACATCAGACGCGGACAATTGTTTGTTGATAACATCTGCGATAAGGTATCGGCCATTCTTGCGTTTGCCGATCAGGACGCCTGCCGTATAAGCAGGATCGCCGTCCATTGTCTTTTCGGTCGCCGCCAAGTCCCAACACCGTACCCATTGGATGATGTCCTGTGGCACTTTCTCCAGAACCTCGCCGAGCTGAGTCCGCTTGAAAAACAGACCGGCTGCAGCCTTGATTTTCCAGTTGCCATGCAGCAGACGCTCACGCTCGATCAGAGGCAGTGCGTTCAGGTTTGCCAGATAGCCTGGGTTAATCTTCAATAGGGCCTGATTGTCATAAATCGTGGACATGATGAAGGTCACAGACTTAGGCTCGCCGCGCTCTTCGGGAGTTACCAGATTGAATCGCTCCCAAAGTTCTTCCTGGGTATCTGCCCAATGGACGATTTCTTCACGGCGGACAAAGTAACGGATCTTTCCGCTTCGCTCAGGAATCGGATAGCCTGTGTCCTGGTCGATCCACCACTCAATGAACTTAGCTACCCAGCTATCCGCATCAGGGTTGCACGTTGCGCGAATGAATGGCGTTACGCCGCAAGTGGAACGGTTTCGGGAGAGCATATAGAAGAAAGACTTCTCTGAAAAATGCGTCAGCTCATCGAAGCCGATCTCACAAATCTGTGAGCCCTGCCACTTTGCCAGGTCGATATCACGTTCAATATGAGCAAAGGATACTTTCGACAGAATTCTTCCTTCAGAATTCTTGAACACCCACATATTGCGGGACATCTTTGGCTGAGCGCCTCTGATTCCTTGATACAGGTTGGAAGCCTCATCCCAAAGGCCACCCTGTGCAAAGATCTGGTTGAAGTTCTTTCGGAATATGGTACAGCCGAAGCCTGGTACATTCTTATATCGAAGCGGTGACAGTAGGAGTCCATACGACTTTCCACCGCCAGCGGCGCCTCCGTAGATACAGATGTCTGCCTCTGTGGCCAGGAAGTCAGTTTGCGGACCTTCCTGCGGCTTTAGAATCCGTGGCATATGCATCCCCTTCCTGTGTTACAAAGAGCAAGCCTCCACGGTAGTTTGATTGGTAAACGTGTCTGGGGGCAGGTTAATCTTCATCGTCCAGATCCTCGTCATCTTCTCCGGCTTCCTCTGCCACCATCGGCAAGTTGAGGTTTTTGTCGCGGCCATTGTCAGGCAAGTAAATGAAGACGTCTTCGACCTCTTCTCCCTCATCACCGTCGATCACAGTGGTGGAATACCGGCCAAGAGTGCCTGCATCCATTGCCTGAAGTCTGGCTTCGCTTTCCATGTTCTTGCGCATATCTGCGTTCAAGCTCTCGCGCTCCTTGCGCTCTTCCTCAGAGTCATAGCCGGCAATCTTGAGTAGCTTCTCAGCAGCCTGCAAATTTCCACCGGCTGCCATAACCAAAAGACGTGCTACGAGAACATCGATGTTTCGAGCGCCCTCTACCAAATCGTCCTCATTGACGACCTTCAAAAGGTTGTCTCTCATCTGCCCTCTGGCAGTCATCGCAAGCAGTTGCTGAGCGGCTCTTCTGGCTGCACTTTTTGCCCTCCTGGCCTCACCAGATTTGATGCCTCCGATACGGCCTTTTTCCGCCGCTTCCTCACCGCTTTGAAACCGGGTTTCTTTGCCCAGTTCGACGATGTCATTTTTCTTGTTTTCGTTCTCCATTTCGTCACCTTCATGGCATGAAAACAGCCCCTACGCACAAGGTCGTAGAGGCCATTTTACGGGCTTATTTTTTAGGTGGGGTTGTTAGCCCCGTAGAGCAATCGGACTGTTTCTACGCCCTTTTCCACGGTTTCTGCTATATCCAATCCAATGGAGATATAGAAGCGCGGATTCGTCATGCACTCGAATGCTCGGGTCATAGCGTCCTTCTGCTCTTTGGTGATGCCAAGGCGAAAACCCTTGGCGATTCGGAGCGCCGATTTGAAGTCTCCGGCCGCCACGAAACGGCGGACCATATCACTCTTTCGCTCCATATCAGTAAGTCAGGCCGAGAATTGTCTTGGCCGGATTCGCTTCATGTGTCTTGCGGTACTCCAGACTTTCCAGGTACTCGCCTTCTGTGCAGATGCCGGTTCGATGCTTGTAATCGTATCGCAGCGCCCAGCTTCCTTCTTCGAAGAATGCTTTCTGGAACGGTCGAAGTGCATCGTTCTCCACCAGGTTCATCTCCCAATCTGTGTGGCCAGCTCGCTTACCCTGAATCGTGTGAACGTCGAAAACGTATTCAGGAATTTTACCGCCCTCAAGAATGCATTTTCGAATATCGATCAGTTCACAGGGAACGTCTGTATGGTCAATGGTTTCAACCAGATCGATATACGGAGTAGATCTTACCGACTTGTACTTTCCACTGAGCGCATACATCAGAATCATGATGGCCTTGGACTGGAAGAGAGGGTCGCGCTTATCGGGCGTCAACTTCTTGTTCGTGAAGTTATCCGCGTTGATGAGTGCGTCGATTTCATTCGCATAAGCACCGCCAGTGAAATCTTCATCAGCAGCCTTGATGACCTTCCAGATCAGATCATGCTTCAATGTGGTCAGCATCTTGATTGCGTAGCCCGAATCTTCCATATTGCATTCGCGGATGGAATGATAAAGCAGATGGGCATAGACATCATGGGTCTGAGCGTCATAATCAAAGATTCCGCCGATCTGTGCATCAGCATCCAATCGTGCTTTGAGCTCCGCTGCATCCTGTGTTGTGCAGAGAGGCCGGCCGGTGCCTTCGTTGTCACTCAGAATGAAGTTGCAGGAATAATAACAAGCGTCCCTGCTCTTGAGCGCATCGCACAAGAGAGAGACGGCAACTGAAACATATCCACTTTTCTTGCTGTATCCCTTCAGTCCTTCATTGGCTGCCAGATGCTTCTTATACAGAGCATCGACCTCTTTCGTGAGTACGCCCCAGCAATCTTCGGCCGAGACTACATACAGACGCTTCCAGAGTGTACCGTCGTAGTTGCCGAACATTTCATAGGCCGCGTAACCGGCCTTCTCCTTGTCGCCTCTGCGAATCGCTTTCTGAAGCAGACTCGCCATGACAAACATATTGTGTCCGCTTTTCGTTGTAGGCATATAACCCATTCATTTACCTCCTCATTTGGTTCGGGTTTTCCTTCAATCGTATCGTAGCATAACCTACCGCCATGTAAAGAGGAAAGTCAGTCGCCTACTGGTTTTTTATCGCGGAACGCGGATGTAGATTTTATTCGACCTCAGGTCGTAATCGAAGTATTTGCCCCACTTGATTTTCATGCGTTCAAAGCTGGCAATCATACTTGCGCGGCTCTTCTTGGAGTTACCACCCTTGTTGGTGTCAGTTCCACCATGAGAGCAGAAATACTTCGGCTTGAGGACGATGCGGTTTTTCAGCAGTTCCTGGAACACAACATCAGTATCACAGCAGTATCCAATTTCATCGCTGAACTTGGATTTGTACACCTTGCGGTTAATCCAACAGATGCCGCCCGATGTACCTGCAAAAGCAAATTCAGAGTTGTAGTTCCAGGGGGCGATGGTGGCATCCACACATCCATATCCGATGTCCAGATCTACCATCAACTGAGCGATGCGCTCAATCTCCGACGTGACGATCTCGGGGTTTGTGACCCGTTCGTTCTTATCAAGACGGTAGATAACGTCGGCCATGTCATCACCAAGGGTACAGATGATATCCTCTTCTGCATTCTCAATGACCCAATTCCAAACCTTGGAGACGCTGTTAATCTTTTCGTCCTCGACCGCGATGAGGTTCTCACGCGGAATGGTCTGAGCATACAACTCATATTCCGACTCGCGGACTACTACCTTGTAGTATTCCAGGAGTGTATGGGTGACAATTGTGTCGTACCTTTTATAGCTCGGGATATAGATGCCTAACGGCCTGTACTCTTCTCCCATGTTAACCTCCGTTCACTTTCCACGACGGTGGGAGATTAAACCCGCAGTTGAAAATGTAGTCGATCGCAGACAGGTTTTCAACAAAGTCGCCGTGAATTTGGGGGTATACAATCGGCTCATAGTCCGTGTATACCAATTGGATGCCTCTCTTGACATAATCCTCTTCAACGTGGTACGCCATAGCCCCTGTACCACTGAGGTAGGTATCC